AATGCAACATTACTAAAAGGTTTTACTGAAACAGTATATTGTGGCGTAAAGAATGGAAATATTTGTTCTACTATTTGTAGTGCATCGTCTTGAGACTTAGCATAAACATTTAAATCAAAATTAATGTTGTATGGTGTTGCAGTAAATAACTTTTGTCTTGATATTGTTGAACCAGCAAGAACTTTATTTAAGTTATTCATCTTATTTAATTGTCTTGTTTCATCGTACGCTATACCATTTATTTCAAAAGACATACGTGGTAATTTAATTGCAACGAGTCTTTCATTTTGTTCGCCATTTGTCATTTGTTCTATTCGAGCAAGAAAGTTTCTTTTTGGCGCATATGATAGTGGCACTTTAACTTGTGAAATAGTTTCACCTGCAGAGTTTTGTCTAAGCACATAAAGATTATTAAATAACGACCCAAAGACACTTACTGCACTTCGAACTCTTTTGTGATAAAAATGAGTACCAAACATTACGACATATCTCCAAATGGATTACCTTCACTAAAGTCTAGAAAGTCTGACTCAAAATCGTCAAAAGTTTTATTCTGATTATCACTCAATATATCATTTATTTGATTTATTGAAGTCGGTGTTGCCACGTGTTGACTTTGGTTACCAATAATACTTCTAGTTGTAGTCCATTCATGAAACAATCCATCAGTTGCGCCACTGTGAATTAGTTGTAAAGTATTACCAGAATCAGATGCAAATGCAACTTCTCCAATCATATTATAAGTATCGAATACTTGTGTGACAGTTTCACCTTGAATAAATCTACCACCACCTGAATCAAGTGATAAATTATATTTGAAAGAACCTTCTGTTTCAACATCTTGTATTGTGTCTACGCCAGTATCAAAGTCTTCACCACTGTACTCAAACAATTCACATTGTAATCTAAATGTTGGTAAATCTTTTAATTGATAAAATGGTGTTTCAGTTTCAACTCTACGTATTTCAAACATAGATTCAGACATTGGTAAATATATTAAATCACCTTCTCTTGGTCTAAAGTTTGCTACCTCTAATCGTTTACCAACTAATTGCACCCATCTTTTTCTTGAAACAATAAATGTTGCTTGGTCCCTTAACTCTACACCAAACTTTGTAAATAAATCTCCTTCACCTTCAAACCCTTCTGCATTTTCAATATACATTTCTACTTTGTATGCATCTGAAAATCTAGATGGAACGTCATCTAAAAAGATTTTATCTTTGTTAACTATTTCTCTAGGTAAATAATAGACATCTTGTCCAAACATCTGTAAAGATTCTATAACTAAATCCTCAAAGAGTTGTTGTTCTGAACGAACTTTCTGTTTAAAATACTGGTTTGTTGCCATGACCTACCCTACAAAGAAATTAGGTGGATTGTCATACTCGTTTCTTAGTTTTTCTATTTCTCTTTCTATTTCTTCTTTAGCATCATCAATCAATTGTCTACCATTTAACGTCACACCACCAGGGAGTGTCATACCTTCGAATTTACTTATATTTTCTCCCCATTGTTTTTTCAATATCGCAGTTACATAATTTTTCATGAATAAATTATTGTAAACACCACCAACACTTTCTGCTTCTTCAACAAACATTTCAAGCATGATGTAATCGCCAACCTTTATATCGCCACCATCACGTAAATCACCAGCGATAAACAATGTACCACTGTGTCTACTAAATTGTATTTGAGGTTGACCAGTAAGTTTTAAATCAATCATAGAAAGATATTGTTGCATGTGTTCGTAATATGCTAAATCACCTACACCTGTTGCCAAATCTGCAAGGTCATTTAATCGCATTTGATATTTGATATCAAAGAAGTTTACATTTGATGTTGAATCACCTATCATAAAAACTTTTACAACATCTAGTATTCTATTTGCAACTGCTGGCAAAGCGGTGTTTAAATCAATACTTTTAGCATCAACCATTGCTTGAGTAATTAATACAGGTTGAAAAACTCTTAACTGACCATCTGCGGCATACTCACGAAATAACTGTAAACCATCATCAATTCTATCTTCGATTTGGTCATCGTCTACATTTATTTCTATAACTGGATATCCAAGTCTACGTAGTACGTAGTCTCTAAAATCATTTCTGTTACTTATTTTTGCCATATTACTATTTATCTATTAATTCAATAGAGTTCCTGAGTTATTGTATACGTTAATTCTGTAGTGTGTACCTTCTTGGCCATCTAACGTTGCGGCATTTAGACCACTACCATTTGAGTCAACTGTTTGTATTAGTGCCATTACATGATTTGCATTTAGTCCAAACTGACCACCAGAACTATCGTAAGTTAATCCTGCTTGACCAGTAGATAAATTATCTCTTGCAATCTTAATTATGTCTGCAGAGTCTACATTTAAATTACCAACTGATAATGTACCAGATATATCTGCATTACCCGTGACACCTATACCAGTTGAAGTTGCATGGAGAATATTTCCAGTACCATTTAAGTGTAAAGCAAAAGTACCATCACCTTGAACTCGATTATACCAAATATTACTACCATTGTCAATTCTAAGTTGATAATCAGAATCAGTTGATATTTCAGTTCTTCTATTAAAGGTAGCACCAGCACCAAAGGTTGCATTACCTCTATCAGACATATCTAATGTCAATGCAGTAAATGTAGTGCCATCACTAACACCTCTAAATTTAATATCATCATCTGAAATTACAGCATCTATATGTACAGCACCGGTGGCGTCGCCAAAGTTTGCAAACTGAGTACCACCATTGCTTAATTTAATATCTCCACCATCTGCATCAAGTGTTATATCACCACCTACATCTACAGTAAGGTTTCCTGCATGGATTAAATTACCACCAAGAGTTATTTGGTCGCTGAATATTGCCGCACCACCTGCAGACATATCAAGAGTAAGTGCATTAATCCCAGAACCACCATCATTACCTCTAAATATTATGTCCTTATCTTGTACAGCAGATTTTATTTGTAAATCAGAACTAGAATTTTCTATAACACCAATTTCTGTACCACCATCTTTAAATCTTATATCTCCACCATCAGCATCAAGGATAATATCTCCTGCAACATCTAATGTTAAGTCACCACTAGATAAATCTATTTCTGTGCCATCTATCGTGATATCATCTACTTGTAATGCATTTGTGTTTATTGAACTAGAAGCAAGATTACCTATTGTGGCCGAGTCTGCAGTCGCAGTCGTACTTGCCATAAGTCCAGTGACAGAGACACCAGTTGTGGTTGTTTCTAACCTTTTAACATTATCTTCATATAATTCTACCGAACTATTGTCTCCCATGACAATATAGTTTTCATCGTGTGTTCCATTTTGAAGTGCAAAAGTATCTGCACCAATATATAATCCACCCGTACCCGTATGTGTAAATTTAGTATTGTTTCCGTCATGTCTTATGTTTGCATCACCACCAGTTCCAAATTTTATAAAATGCTTATCACCGAATGTTAATGCTTTTTCAGACTTATCGTAAACTACTGCACCCGCAGAGTCAAGAGTTAAATCACCACCAACTGTTAACCCAGTAAGAGTACCAACACTTGTAATATTAGACTGTGCGGCACCTGTAACAGTAGCGGCAGTTCCTGATACATTACCAGTTACATTACCTGTAACATTACCTTCTAGAGTATCAAGTTTTAATGTACCTAAACTGTAAGAAGCATCTGCTTCATTAATACTACCACTTGGGTTTGAATCGTATTCATCTATTAGTTTCCATTTATCATCTGAAACATCATAGTAAATACCAACATAAGTAAATCCTACACCTGAAGAACCAGTGTTTCTGTTTGAGAAGAAACCAGTATCGACATTAATTGGTCCAGCAGTACCTGCCCATCTTGCGCCCGAATCGTGACCCGTAGTTGATGCAAAGTTGATTGAAATGTTATCAGTTGAATGAATCATCTGAGCAGAACCAGTAATTGGTTGCTTAGTTAATACTGGTGAAGAGAATGTACTATCTGCGGCAAATGCTACTTCAAATGTATCTACGCCACCTGCACCTGTACCAACACCATCAATTCTAACATAATAGTTTTGATTCGCAGTACCAGTAAAGAATCCTGAATAGAAGGCATCATCTAATCCTGTACCCGAAAAAGTTGTTCCTGCCTCACCGATTGCATTACCTTCATTCAATCTGAACATTGGTGTACCAGCAGTTAAGTCTGCAGACGATACAGAGGTTGTTGACCCTAGAACTGTTAAGTTTCCGTCAATCTGTAAATTACTTCCTATGTGACCCGAAGTCACAACTCTTAATGAGTCAATTGTGTGTGCTTGTCTGTTAAGTAAAATTACACCCGTTGAAGCATTCGAACTTACACACCAACCTAAACATATTGGATAGTTTGGATATAGTGGTGTAGAATTTGATAATAAACCAGAACCTAGACCAACAAAGACTTTTTGACCTGCAGTTAAACCAGAAGTATCTAGTCCTGATAACTGACCAGAAGTCTGAATATATCCATACGAATTATTTGGTATTGCTACTGCAGTTAAACCTTGTGCATTGTATTTTGCAGTATCAGTTGCATCTGCAAGTGCTACTGTTGGTACATCTACTGCACCGCCCGTGTAGTTACCAGAGAAGTATACTGGTTTACCTTTTGTGATTGTTGCACCACTATTGTTATAAACTCTTTGATGTTCTTCAATACCTACTTCGTGAACTAAACCACTAACGTCACTATAGAAACCTATCGTTTTATTACTATCATCGTAGAAAAGTCTACCTTCTTTATGTGCAGGTACGTTTGTAACACCTGTTAATAATTCTAGTTGAGTTGCATTTACTGAATCTGCTTGTAATACACCTGTAGTTCTTAAGTTACCTATATCTGCAGAATCTATTGTTGCCTGACTCGCAGTAAGTTGTGTATTCGCTAAATTTGTAACTGTCGCAGAATCTACAAATAAATTATCGGTATTGATACTAGTCGATGCTATATTTGTTACTGTAGCAGAGTCACTTGTAATTGTACCTGAGTGTAATTTATTTGTTGCGGCAGAATCAAAAGTAGCATCTTTACCAGTCAATTGAGTTGTGACTGCTACATTTTTAAGTGTTGCCGAATCTGCAGTTAAGTCGCCAGCATGAAGCACGTTAGCGGCCGCAGAATCAAATGAAGCATTGTCAATTGTTAATTGACTACTCGCTATATTTGTAACAGTTGCGGAATCACCTGTAATTACTTTAGCAGTTAATACAGAGTTTGCAATATTTGTTATTGTCGCACTATCACCAAAAGCAGAATCAAAGTTAATAAACTCAGTTGAAAATTGTCTGATATCAGAACTGTCTGCATTTAAAGTATTAATCGTTGCACTATCAGATGTAATCTGTGAAGATGTAAACTGTGTATTTGCTAAATTTATAATTGTTGCAGAATCAATTGTTACTGCACTTGCATGTATTGTATTGTGAGCAGAACTATCAAAAGTTGCATTATCAACAGTTAATTGAGTACTTGCTAAATTTGTAATTGTTGCAGAATCATTCGCACTAGACTTATCTAATAATTGATGCCATGCACCAGCATGAGCAAAGTAACCTTTACCTGTTCCATGTACGTGAGCAAACATTCCATGATGCGAATTTGCATCTGGTAAATCTCCTTCTGAACCAAAGACGTTAGCATAGTAAAGTTTACCTGTTGTAACTAAATCATTATTACCTAAAGCAATGCCACCAATCGTTGCAGAATCAATGAAGGCACTATCTGCATTTATAAATTCTGTACTAAATTGTCGTATGTCAGAACTATCTGCATTAATTGTATTAATTGTGGCACTATCTGCCGTAACTTGCGATAAAGTTATTTGTGTTGTTGCTAAATTACCTATCGTTGCAGAATCTATATTTGCACTTGTACCTGTAATTGCCTTCGCAGTTAAAACTGAGTTTGCAATGTTTGTAATAGTTGCACTATCTCCAACTTGACTTGTATTTGTAATTGCTTTTGCAGTAAGAACAGAATTTGCTATGTTTGTAATTGTTGCCGAATCTGTAAATAACTGGTCAACATTTACGTTTGTACTTGCTATGTTTGTTATAGTCGCAGAGTCACCAGTTGCACTATCAAAGTTTATATTCTCAGTAGAGAAATGGTCTATGTCTGCACTATCTACGTTTAATTTTGTAATAGTTGCACTATCTAAAGTTGCTTGACTTCCTGTTAACTGTGTATTAGCAATGTTCGTTATAGTTGCCGAGTCACCAGAAGACATTGAAAAATTAGCGGCAGATAAATTTGTAACATGAGCAGAGTCTATGTTTGCATTTGCAACAGTTAACTGTGTAGTTGCTATATTCGTTATGGTCGCAGAATCACCAAATGCCGAGTCAAAGTTTATGAATTCTGTACTTATCTGTCTAACGTCTGAACTATCTACGTTTAAAGTATTAATGGTAGCAGAGTCTACAGTTATTTGACTTGCAGTTAATTGTGTGTTTGCTAGATTTGTGATTGTTGCACTATCACCGAATGCCGAATCAAAATTAATAAATTCAGTTGACAACTGCCTAATATCTGAACTGTCTGCATTTAAGTTGGTAATAGTAGCAGAATCAATTGTTGCTTGACTACCAGTAAACTGAGTGTTTGCTATGTTCGTAAATGTGGCACTATCACCAGATGATGCTAACATATTGGTAATCGATAGATTACCTATTGTTGCAGAATCTATGTTTGCATTAGCACCAGTAATTAAGTTTGTACTTGTAACGTTTACAGATGTTGTATTATTTGCAGTAATTGTATTAGCAGTATGTGTTGTTGATGCTAAACTAGTAATTGTACCTGAATCACCAACTAGTTGACCACCACGAATTAAACCAAGTGTATAAAATGTTTCTGAAACAATTGTCCATCTATCATTTGTTTCGTCCCAGACAAATAGTTTATTATCAGAGTCACCACGTTCAATTGCAATACCACCAGTTTCTGTTGGAACACCTGTAGCATTAGAGTTAATTCGAATTATATTATCTGCTAGATTAATTTCTTCTGTGTTAACAGTCGTTGTTGTACCTTGAACAGTTAAATCACCAGCAATTATAACGTTTTTATGAAATGTTTCATTTTCGTCTGTTCTTGCTATGTCTGAATCATTAAAAGTAAAAGTTGAAGTATTACTATCGTATGCAAGAATATCTGTATCACCATTTACTGTGATAAATTTTGGATTAGTTAATACTGTTCCACCATCACTATCTCTAACAACAAAGTTTCCATTTTCATCTTTAACTTTAAGAGAACCGATATTGATTGTTCCGCCACTTAAAAATAAGTCTTTCCATTTCTTTGTAGCAGACCCTAAATCTTGAGCAGAATCTAATCTTGGTACTAAATTACCAGAGATAGAATCGTTTGTAAAATTAATTTTAAATGAATCTGGAGAACCACTACTATCGTAAGTGACAAACATATTACTGTCGCCCGTAAACTGAGCAACTTCGTAATTACCAGATGAAAGATTAAATGCTAGTATGGTACCCGATGCTTGTCCTGTAGTTGTAACACCACCCAAGTTATTAATACCAAAACTACCAGCAGTTACAGTTTTTATCGGAGTACCGACTACTACTTTTTTTAACGTAATCTTATTTACTGCCATTTAAAATCCTAATATGTTACAGACGGACTTATTTCTGCTTGTCCTTCTGCGACTCTTTGTACTATTGTTTTACCATCTGAATCTACAAAAGACACTTCACAATCCCATACATAACGTCCTCGAGTGTTTAAACCCTGCGATGAATCGCTAGAGAGACTTAATGTGACAATACCTGACGATGCAGGTGTTGGTATGATTGCATTGAATGTTACAGTATTTGGGTCATTGGCACTATCACCATGTCTACGTTTCATCTTTGCTTCTGCAGAATAGTTTGTTAAATCAAATGCAGTTCCGTCAGATTCTTTAACTAAATGTAGTTCTATTGCGGTGTCTGTCCCTTGTGGTATAACTATGTCTTCGTAATTTTGTGTGTGCGCCATGAATTAATCCATATAAGTAAAGTCTATTGTATATGCTTTATTTATATGAATTAAGATTTAAGACAAGTATTTATTTAGATTTTATTTCTTCGATTACATCTTCTTGTAAACCAAGAGACATTTCTTCTCTATTAAAGACATAAGATACTGTTATGCGCCAGCAGTCAGTAGATGCAGTATGATAGACTAATTTATATGCTGGTTCTATGTATGCTCCAAAATAACTTGCTTTACATTGCCAACCAGGTTTATCTTTAATAACAATCTCTTCTTTTGTTTCACCGTCAATATATTTAAAATATCCATTACCAGTTTCAGACCAAGTGAAAATCAAATTATATGCACTTGCATTTGCATTGTTATGCCAACTTATAAATCCACCAGGTGGGTACATAACACATAAAGCATTATGTTTAGTACACAATTTTTCTTGCAATTCTGTATTAACTATGTTATACTGTTGTATTATCTCTTTTGGTAAATCTTTACCACGATTGCCATCTGCTTTAAAATTGTAGTAATATCCACTTTCTGGATATCCATCATGATTTCTACCCATGTTGATAATAGTGTTTTTATGTGAATCTCCAACAAAATGATTTCTATGCTTACTTCTGCCACCCACTTTCCAATCTTTGTTGTTTCTATTCTCATAAAACCACAAAAAATTATTTAATGAATTTAAAACATCTGTGTTGTTTATAGGTATATCAAGCATATGATTTATCTTTTTGTGCATATGAAGAATAATGTCTTATCACAACAGGGTCTTTTGGAAAAGCATTAAAATATCTTTCATAATGTGGAAAATAATTCCAACGTAAATTATCTTTAAAACTATCAACTTTTATGTTTTTGTATTTATCAACTTTATTCAACAAATACCATAATGTAGTTTGGTCAAAATCCCATAACTCTTGCCATGGATCCATAGGTAAAATTAATTCTTTAGAATATTGTTTTCGAAACAAGTCATTCCAATCATTCATAAAATCTTTAACAAGTGGATTTCTCATATCATAAAGACAAACACCACCACAATAAGTATAATATTCTCTTACATTTTCGTATGTAAAAGAAGTAATTGCATAAACTTTTTTGTATTTTTCATCTAGTTTATGAAACATCATATCATTATTATTAAGTTCATCAAATACAGTTGCAATATCTTCGTGTTCTATTTCACTATCTGCATCAATATACATTGTAATGTCGTAAGGAGAGTTTGCCATGCCCCATAGTTTGGCACGATAATGGTCATCGCAGAAAATTAAATCATCTGCAATATCTTCACGTCCATCTAGAAATTTTTCTTCTGTAACTAAGCAACACTTTGCATCAGGATAGTAATCTTTGATTGATTCGATGCAATTGATTGCTAGTGAATAAAAATTAGGTTTTCTTGATGCTACTACTAAGTATCCTTTACTCGGTTTCTTTATCATTCTCTAACTTATCTTGTATTATCATAATTGCATACAAGTTAACTTCTGGAATAGATTTTGCTCGTCTTAACCTACTTTTAAGAATTCTATTTTTTGATTCTTTTATGTCTTCTACTTCAAAAGTTTCAAGTTTATAATTAAAAAGTTGCTCTAATCTTTCTGCTTTTCTTTTGTTTATTTCAAGTTGTCTTTGTTGTTCTTGTTCTTTAAATTTTCTATTGACTCTTTCATCTGTATTTTTATCAATAAATTCTTTTGTTAACTCTTCTACACATTCATCAAACAAAGGGTCACCACGTTTTAACTTGTGAACTTGACGAACATCTTTAAAACCTTCTTTGTGTTCAGATATACAATTCAATAACTCTTTACTCGGTGTTTCCCAAAAAGCATCTTTTATCCAAGTTCTTTTAACATCTGCCATTATTTATTCTCCTTCTCACTATTATATATCATTTACTTAAAAATGTCAAGCAGTTCTTACATATAGTGTATATGTTTCAATAGTTTCTGTCGCATTGTTAATTAATGCACCAAGAAAATTACCAGTAAACGTTGTTGTAAAATTTGTTGAAAAATCACCAGTAAATGTTTGTGTAAAATCTTGTGTAAATGTACCAACAAAGTCTTGTGTAAAGTTATTTGCAAAGTTACCTGTAAAATCACCCACAAAATCTCCTGTAAAATCACCTACAAAGTTAGTTGTCGAGTTACGTGTAAAATCACCCACAAAATTAGTTGTTGAGTTACGTGTATAATTCAAAGAATTATAATTTGCATTAATATCAAATGCTCCTGTTTCTAAACTAGGATTTCTACCAAGAAAATCACCTGTAAAATCACCAGTAAACGTTGATGCAAAATTACCTGTAAAATCACCAGTAAATGTTGTAGTTGAGTTACGTGTGAAGTTTTGAGTTGAGTTACGTGTAAATGTATTAGTAAAGTCACCAGTAAATGTTGTTTCAAAGTTACCAGTAAAATTACCAACAAAGTCTTGAGTAAAATTACCACCAAAGTCACCAACAAAATCTTGTGTATAATCTGTATTTGTTGTAGTGTTTTTAGTATCAACTGCGGCACCTTTTGCAACCCATGTGCCAGTATCAGTCGGCGCACCTTGAGTAGCACTTTTGATTAAGTATGTCCCTACACCAAGACTACCATTCATGATTCTTGTTTTTGCTCTTTGTCCAAACGTGTATTTGATTTCTGCATCTGACATTTCTTGAATACCTTGAAATGTTCCTGAACCACCACTACTTCTTTTTAATGCTACAGGTCTGATAGCAGTTGGTGCCGTCATTGCAGTTCTACGATAAAGATTGTATGTATTTACTGTTTCTGCATTACCACTTGAATTTACTTTAGTATCTGTAAATAGTCCTGCAATCTTTTCTGTATAATCGCCACTCGGTGCAGACGTGGCAAGTTTGTACGTACCGGGATAATCGTTTGCAAATATTACTAAATTTAATCTATCAACTAAAGCAGAAACTTCTGCATCTGTCATTTCGTGAAGTTCTGCACCACTATTACTGACAAACTCAATAGGATATCTAAAGTCACCACCATCTTCTGCGGCAGTACCTTCTGATTGATAAAGAGTTGTTGCAGTTGATGAAGTTGTTAAAGTTCCGTGTGACCCAATTGCTTCATTGAATCGAGTATCAGTAAAAGTACCGACTGTTGCTGGACTACCAGAACTTGCAGTTTTTAAACACCCAGGGTCTGTGTCTGCGGCAGTACTTAATTGTAGACCTGCTTGATAGGCAAAGTATTGTTCTTCGGTAGTAGTGACTTGTTTTAAGTCACCATTTGTTCCTTCTAGTTTTAGTGATACATCGCCCATAATATACTATTTATATGACATTACCCGTCTGAGTCAGGCATAATATAAGTCGAACAATGAGCAGGTCTAATAATCATACATTTTGCATCTGAATCCATTGCTTGAAATTCTGATATCATTCTTGCACTTTGATTTGTTGTTATTTCAAACATTAATTCTAAATTCTCATTTAAAGTCGATTTATCTGCAAGTTGTTCTGAATCTAGAACTGCACCATTACTATCAATAGCACCAGTTTCCCAAAGTGAACACATATGAAACATTATTTCTGGTTCTATATCAATTGTCGGTAATTTTACATCATTTGTTGGATTTGTCCCAGTTCTATTAATTGCCATTATTTCTCCTTAATACATTTTCCATGCCATTATTCTTGCAAAACAATAAGTATGGCCTGGATATCCAGCATTAGCATACCTATATCTAATTGTTTCATTTGAATAAAATCTTATTGCATAATAACCTGCTCCAGAGAGAATACCTTCTGCTTTAAAGATAGACGTACTCCAGTCTCCAATTGCATTTGCAGAACCGACAACATATTGACCATTTAAGTTAGTACTTTTTCCTATCCACATAGAACAATTATCTGCAGTATCACTTGCCACTCTTGCTAGTGTACACCATGCAGAAACCCAATAAGTACCAGACCCTATATAAATATAATTACCACTGTGACTAGTACCATTTGCACCTGCCCTAATAACAGTTGCAGTTGGGTGAGTAGTACCACCACTAGGTGTCAAAGAAACAGAAAATGCACTACCACTTATTCTATCTTCTTTCCAAACATCTGGTGCCCTATTTGCATAAGTACTATTAGAAGTTGAAAGATAACCTACTGTAGAATTATTATATTGTTGAGCAAATACTTGTGTAAAAGTAGGAGTGGCAGAAATACCTACAGAAAAACTTGAACTACCACCCTGATTCGCAGTAAATGAAGCAGAACCAGTTAAGTTTGTTCCAGTAGACATACTAAGTGTACCATTTCCTACAGACGAAGATGTAATGTAATTAGCACCATTTGCCAACTGATTATTATTTGTGATATCATTGTTAAGTGTAATTGTAGTATTACCAGATTGATTTGCAGTAAAAGTACCACTTCCTGATATGTTAGTGCCACCTTGAACTGTAAGTGTACCATTATTGATTACTGCCTCGGAACTTGCAGTACCAGTAACATGGCCATTCGCATCAATTGTTAAATCTTGAATAAAAGTATTGCCAGAATTATTTACTGAACTTGCGCCAGTAACATCGTGGTCTATTTGTATTTTATTACCACCAATCCCAAGAGTTTTTAATGAACTACCACCAAGAACTGACAAAGTATCATTCGCACTATCTACTGTAACACTAATTGAACCAGAACCACTATCTGTTGCAATATTTCTAAATACTGCAAGTGCATTTAATGATGCTTTGTTTTCATTAATTGCATCAACAAGATTTTTTGCAGTAGTATTTAAATTTGTATGCGGTCTTGCACCAATATCAGAATCAAGTTCGTTGATTGCACCACGAAGAGTGGTTGCAGTTGTTGTCATTCTCGCTTCTCGATTTATATCTGAATCAAGTCTTTGAATATCTTGTGAAATAGCATTTAAGGCAGATACTACTGTCACTTGTTCAGCAACATCAAATCCACCACGCCTAGTGTCACTATCTCCACCAGCACTATCTAAACCAGATAAACTACCAAGAAGTTGACTAACATTTGTATTTAATTTGTTTATGCTTACTGCAAAATTAGAGTCACGAATATCACTTGCTAGTGTCGATAACTGTCCTAAGTCTGAATCTAGTTCATTGATTGCATTTACTATACTAGTCTTATTCGTAGTTGTCAAACTTGTTTTCGCACCCATGTTGCTATCAAGTTCGTTAATTGCACCTACTATATCAGAATCTACCGTTGTTGTCAACTTACCAGTTGCACCTACATCAAGTGACTGATTATTCATATTATCAACTAACTGAGTAAAGTTATCAGTTGTTGATGTTTTAATTGATGTATTTCTGCCCATATCTCTATTTATATTCTACGCGGTTCTTCTCCACATATATACAACTATATACGGTTGTAAATTGTTGTGAGCAGAACCACTACCTGTACTTGATGTTGTTTCTTCGGAACTGTTTAAAAGTACGTTATTACTCCCTTGGACAATAGGCGGCCCTCCTATTGAAGAACTATAACTACGACCTGTTTTTACTGTATGAGTGTGAGTGTGAGAAGGTAATTCTGATACTGTTAGTGTATGTGTTTTTGAACCACCCGTTTCGTTTAAAGTATCAAATTCAGTATCAGAAACGCTTTGACTTACTAATACTCTACCTTCTCCATATCGAGACCAAGTTCCAAAACCCATTAAAGTTGCTGGACTTGTAGAAACACCCGCATTGATATAAATTGAACCCACTGGATAAATCACGGAGAAAACTGCAGTTAAAGTTGTTTTTGCAGTATCTAATGCATTTAGTTGGGTTTGTAGTCCCGAAGAGTCAAAACTAATCGCATTAAATTGAGTTTGTATCGCAGAAGTCACTCCATTTAAGTGACCAAACTCAGTATTCGATACTGTTCCGTCATGAATTTTTTCTGCATTAATCGCCGCACCTGCAGATACATCGGTATTTGTAATAGCAACTGCACCACTTGAAACTGCAGTAACATGTCCCGCAGAATCCATAGTGACATCTTGAACAAATGTATTACCACTATTATTAACATCTGTTGCACCAACTACTGTATGGTCAACAAGTAATCTATTACCTGACATAGTGGTTTGAATAATACCGTCTCCAACAATTGCGATTGAACCATTTGCACTATCAACCGTGTCACTTCCAGTATCACCACTTATTGTTTGATATCTAAAGACATTACCAATATCTGTTTTCAATTGTGTAACTGCAGAATCATGGTTTGAGTCAAGTGCATTTATTGCCCTTCTTATAGTCATACCAGTGAATCCAGAATCTAATGCAGAATCACCTATTTCTGCATCTAATTCATTTATACCACCAACAATATTTTTAGATGTTGTTGTAAGTGTAGTTTTTGCACGAGAAGAACCTACGTCAGAATCTAATGTTCTAACATCTGCAGATAAAGAGTTTAATGCACCACCAACAGTGGTTCGTTCTGCACTATCATTAAAACCACCAAGTTTGTTTGCACTATCTGGTGTTAATCCGACTAATGAGGCATTACCAGCAGTATGTATTTCATTTATGGCCGCGGTTATATTCTTTGTGTTTGTATTTAAATTAGTATGAGGTCTGGCACCAATGTCTGAGTCTAACTCATTAATCGCACCAACTAAATCAGAATCAACTGTAGTTGTTAATCTTGCAAGACCACCAACTTCTTTACCAATTGTGTTTGTATTATTAATAAACTGTGTAAAGTTATCAGTAGTAAGAGTTTTTGTAAAATTACTATCAGTCATTTCTTTCTATTAATTTTGTTAACAGAACTTTAATTTCAGAAACATCTTTTTTGAGTTCTTGTATTTCTTGTTCTTGTTGTTTTTCCTTATTCTTTTTTAATCGTGCTTTTTGTATTTCAGTTGAGTTTGCATTTAAAATAGCGCCAGTCGTTCTGTCTCTCACAAGTCCAGAATTACCTTCAACTTGTATATACCTTTCTCTATTCATTATGTAGAAACTGCTATAACTCTTAAATCTTTAAATAAAGGTGGTTTAGACGAGTTTGTTGACCTAAACACAATTTTTATTTGATACTGATTAAATGCTTCTATTTCATTAGGGTGAGCATTATATCTGTATTCTAAGAAATTAGATTCGTCTGCACCAACAGGACTTTCTAATGGCATAAGTGTATATGGTTCTTCGTGTATATTTACACCTTCATTTGCAGTTCTAAAGTAAACTTCAAAATCTGCTTCTGCAGGTCTACGAGAATTAAATATTACTTTTAAATTCACTCCATCTTCTAGTAAAGTAATAGGTCTAGTTATATGCTTACTGATATGTGACCCACCTTGAGGTTCTGTTTCAGCAGTAAAAAACAACGGAACATTAAACCCTGTTGTGGCACCACTTGCTTGTTTATCAATTCTATTATGAATTGTAGTCAATGAACATCTTTGTGTATCAATTACTGGCGAAACGTCTGCTCTAATTGTATCAATAGTTGCTCGTAATTCTACAGACTTATTACCGTGTCCTGTTCCTACACCTAACTCAACATCTTCATCTGAGTCGTGTGCTATCATTCTAGGAGCATCGAAGAAGTTCTCGTCACCTAGTCTAATATCATTTGAGAAATTATCATCTTTACTAAATCTTGTTTCTGAACCAGCAAGAGATTTACCTGTAGTAAACTTCGCACCTAAATTAAATGTAGTATCTTCTGGTAAAAGTGTGTCCATAGTCGGTACAACTATATCAAATTCTATGTTTTTAGTACATGTAACATTATCACCACCTATATAACCAGATGCACTTGCATTTCCTGACTGAGGCGCATTGAATTGAAAACCATTACCATCTACTGCAGTTACAGTATGTTTGGCGTGAAGACTTCCTTGGTTCAAAGTACCTGAAGAATCAATACCATTTTGTCCATTAGTAATACTGACACCTTCAATCATGACAGTATCATTAACATGTAATCCATGGTCTGGCATTAATACATTTATGACTTTACTACTTGCAGTAGTTAGTATTGGGTTATTAATTAATTTTTGTTTTGGCACACTTGCATTTTCAAATGTTGCAGTACCACCAGCAGTCGTAAATTGTGCTTTAGATATTTTAAATGCCAAGTCTTGTGTTTGGTCTGGTTCCCATGTAGTACCATTTTGTGATTTAAATAAACTACCCATTGAAGGTTGTTTGTTAATTCTTTTCTCAGTACTACCTAGTTCAAATTCATAAGTTCTACCAACATATGCATTATAACTTGTACAATCTGAAAGCAGTACAACTGCATATTCTGTGTCTGCATTTAAGAATATTGGTTCGTCAAAAACAAAATCTGTTGGTGCCGCAAGAGCATTTGCTTGAGTACCTGTCGCAGTATTTACACTTCCAGGATTAACAAATACAGATGACCCTGGGAAAATTTGTGATGAACTTGGGTGACCATTAACCATTGGTCTTATTTGTAATTGTACAGGAATAGCATCGTCTTTAGTAGCAAAATAACATTGTACTTTAGTTATAAACATACCATTTGGCGCAGTTACCCTAAATGATTGTGCAAGTGGGTCATGCCATGTGACTGTGTCCCAACGTCTTGTCGCAGTAACAGTTAGTCTAGTTGAACGTATAGTTTCTTGTCTAGTATCTAATGTGCCTTTAGCAGTAAAGATTGCAGAAGCAACAGAAGTTGAAGATGGTTCATCATCAACAGAAATATCTAATAACTTAAATTCTCTTTCACCAACTCTAAATTTATTTGTATCAGAAGATGGTATTAAGAATGAACCTTCTACTTTACCTGAAGCATCAGTCACTAAAGTCGATGAAGTATTAGGGTGAGCATTTAAATTTTGATACTGATTACCTCTATACTCTTGTCCACTAACATCTTTAAAAGTTTCTGCTTTTACAAAATTATCAAATGACACACCATCAAAGAATGGATAGTATCTAGTTGCAGGTCTTAAACCTTCTGCTCTAAAGAACACTAATCTTGGTCTCATGAAAGGTATAAATGTTAACGATACAGTTCTGTCACCTATTATTTCATTTATTGTTCCTGAACCAACAACTTGTCTTTGTGAGAAAGTTTCTGTAGTTCTAAGTAATGCTCCACCACCACCTAAATTTTGAGATTGTTGAGAAGTAAATCTTTCAGTTACACTTGTAGTTGTCGCAGTTTCAATACCTGCCCAGTTCCATACCCAGTTACCAAACCAAGGAGTTGTGTCTAAATTACCAACACCACCGACAATACCATTAAGTCTAACACTATTCCATATCATTCTCAATGCTTGAGCATTTTGATTTCCTTGACCATTAACATCACCAATGTCAATAGTTGCTTCTTGATTAACAACTTTTGCAGGGTCATATTTAGTATCTGTCCATGTATCAGATGCAGGAGAAAGTCTGATTTGACCTTCATTACTTATTACTGCAAATGGGTTAATATTTTCTGTGCCAGAAATTTGTGTTTGTACTATAGCATCAGTTTCCGTATGTGTCAAGTAAACATTATCACCCTTTAATATAGTATTTGTAGATTTACCAGAATCATATATTAAAGGTATGTTTTGTGTTGAAACGTGTGGGTGTAAAGTGTTTGTACTAGGGTCAACAGATGCACGATAATCTGGGTCTTGAGCATCAGATAAACCTCTATCGTTAAAGTTATCTACTAAGAAACCAGACTTAGTTCTGGCAGTACCACCAGAATCAGTAATTAATAAGTTTTCTGTTTGTGCTTCTAAAAATGATAGTGCAGTTGTTTCTTCTAATCCATCAATTCTTTCTTCAAGTCTAGCAATGTCTTGCATTCTAAATCTTTTATACTTAAGTGTTTTTACACTAGCATCTGAATCTGATATACCATAACCATTCATATTTACTTCAAATAAATTTAAAGTATTTTCAGGTACAGGTGGCAGTTGTCTAGCAAAACCTGCCTGACCCGAAATAAGTTGTAATGTTCCATCAGTACTTGCAACAACTCTATCTGCTCTTGGTAAATAGTATTCAATATCTGTATTTACAATGTCACCTGTTGAAGGTAAATCGTGAGTATGAGTAAATGCACCTGCAGACGAACCACTATCAGATGCTTTTATACCTCTAAAGTCAACTACGTCTCTTAAATTTACAATTGTTCTTTGGTCTGGTCTGTAATCAGGAATGTCTTCATATTCTACTTGACCAGTATATGAATTTACTGAGAAGAAGTCACCTGTTGCACCATGTGTAAAGTGTTTGTATTTAACATAAACATTACCACTTGGTGCAGTTGCACTTGATTTTAAAATAATTCTACCAGTTTGATAAAATGCTGGTCTTTGTCCATTATCTAAATCAAAGTTTGCACTTATATCAGCACCACTTGAACTACCATCTTTTATTTCTTCAATTGTGTAAATGTCTGGGTGGTCTAGTTTTACATAAACTAATTGTCCTGCAGTTCCATCAGCAATACCATTTGTAATAGGCGCTCTAGTGACAGTTGATTCTGCAAGTGTTTTTGTTCTTGATGAACCATTGCTTTTGTTTACTTTTGCATAAATTGTGTGTGCTCCATCTGGCAATGCAGAAATAGTTAATGACTGTGACCCTACTGACCCAAAAGTTGGATTAGCAACTCTGTCACCACTTGAATCTGTAGTAACAATCCAATCAGCAGTATTTACAAAAGTCTCTCCACTTAATGCAGTTAACGTAACAGTTCCTGAACTTACTGTACCAGCGAAGACTCTCTGTACCTCAAAGTTAATATCAGATAAAGTTTTTGGCCTTACTCTAGGTGTAGGGAATACTATTGCACTATTATTACCTTCTTTTAATACTGCTTGAGAACCTGTCAGTAATATTTTCAAAAAGTCTGTCGTGCCTGTACCAATTGTTCTTGTGCTTCTAAAGTTTTCTCCAGAGTTCATTTTTATATCGTAAAGATATGCTCTGAAATTAGCACCATCTTTTGTTATTGAACGAACTCTTACGGTACCAATAATACTAGCACCTGGATTAGTTGTTGATGTTGATAAATTTACTCGTGAACCATCAACAGGAATAAGACCTTCAATAGTATCACAAGTAACAAATGAACCATAATTTACACCAACAGTTTCATTATTAATTGTAGTTGTTGTTCTTGGTTTTGGTACAACAAGTTTTGTTGGTTTTTCTTTATTGCAACGATATCCATTTATGTATGCAGTTCCTGAAGATACGTTTGCAATTAAATTTGTAGATGCTCCTGCCGAATCTGCTTCTAAACTCAATCTAAATGGATTAACAATGTAATTACCTGACTCTTCTCTTGTTCTCAAAGCAAGAACATCACCTATTTTATTATAGTCATCTGTACCTGTTACTTGTTCTACTATCTCACCAGCAACTACGTCACAATAGAAAACAAAGTTTTGTGTTCCTGTAACATCTGAACTTCTTGTAAGTGTTAAATTAATTCTATATCGGTCTGCACCTGGGGCAGTGGTATTTGGTACTGCACCTTGATTATCATACAATGCGGCATCGTCTGCAAACGTGACTATATCTTCTGTAACTACAAAACCAACTACTTCTGTTGGAAACTTAGAATACTTTCTTAATAAAATAGATTGGTTTTTAGCAAAAACAAAATGTCCTCTTACAAAGAAATCACCAGCACCATTACTGACTAATGTACCTTGTCCTGTTGACGGGTTAGCAGTAGTGTTTGTTGACTGAACTGTTAGAGTTGTTGCACCAGAAGTAATGTTTTCTCCTGGAGTAAATCTTACAGGTGTAGTACCTGATAAATTACTAGGACTTTCGGTATATTGCACAAAAAGAGTTGCAGGGTCACCAGTTGCCGATACACTTGCAGATAATTCTGCTAAAGAAGTGTCTGTAACTGCTTGTGCAACTCGAACAACTCGTGCTTTAATACTTGATGTAGCACCAGTAAATTCTAATCCAACAAGTGAAGTAACTTGGTCATCTGTAATAGTGCTTGATAATTTAACAAATTCATATGAGTTATCAATTGTTGGACCACCAGGGTTAACTGCGGCACCATCTTTAAATACATGTCTACCAAGTCTTGCAAGTTCTTCTTGAGTTATAGTTTGTGCTTGTGTAAGTTCTCTTGCTTGGACTGCCCTACCAGAATTGAATAATATTCTATGATAATTATCACTATCTGCGAAGTCATCTTTATAGGTAACTCCGAATGTATTTTTAGTAAATGTTGTTGCCATAGTATTATACCTGTATTACGATTTTAATATCTTCTGTTTGTTCTGCAGACCTTGTAATCGCCGCACGATTATCAATATACAGTAAATCACCAGTAAATGGATTCACTTCTGCTTTTATAAATGCGGCAGTACCACTATCATATCCAGATGATGCTTCTATGTTACCGCCACCTGTTCCATCTGATTCTGTTAATGCCTCACCAGCAATAAAGTTTGCAAATCCTGTTGAGTCATTTTGATGATAGAACAATGCAGTTCCACTACCTGAACCCGAATCTTTATCTACGATTGCTCTTGCGCCTGATGTGCCACCAACAATTGTTTTATCTTCTGTAAAATTATTAGAAAGCGATGCTAACTGTAATCCTCTTACTGCTCTACCTGTAGATGCAGTAAAGAGTGTACCACCACCAGAATCTGAATCACCAGAATAATGTCTACCTTGAACCATTAACTGTCTAAATACATTTCCTGATGAATCAACTTTTGGATTCTTTAATAATCCTACTTGTCTAAAATCTTGTCCAATAATAAAGTCAAGACTTTCTTCACCTGTCGGTTTAGCATTAAACATCAATGATGATGATTTTAAATCGTCTGTTGGGTCATGTCCAAGTCCCAATGGAGGTGAAAGTATTGGTCTAATCTGTGCTTTTGCAGATACAGTACCACCACCAGTAATTTTAACACTTGCATAGTTATAATTTTGTCCCATGTTTGCAAGTTTAAAAGTGTTGTCTGAACTATCTGTAACTTTTACATCAACAATTTGATTGTTACTCAAAACCGCAGTTGCTTGTGCGCCAGTACCATCACCTTCAATTGTTAATGTTGGTGTACTAGTGTAATTACCCGGTGTAATAATATCATAACCTACAACTTGACCTTTAATCGCCGCATCTTGCACACCTTTTTGTTCTTGGTCAGAAACAGGAGAGTTTGTATCTATTCCTTCAACTAATTTTACAGGTATAAAGTTTGCAGATTGAAACTTACTTGCATCTAATGAACTAATTGAATACAAAAACTTCCATACATATCCATCAGTTCCTCTAAATGGAGTACCATTTGTACCACCACTAGGTTCTACTGTTGATACTTGCACTACACCAGTCGCACTTTTACCTTGACGAAGACACATGTATACTTGTTGATTATTGTTTAGTACGTAATAAGTATTTGTTGGATATCCTATTGATGCATCATCGTATGCATCGTATACTGAACCAGATGTCCAGTTTGCTCTAGGAACAACTCTTGAAACATCACCAATTAATTTTACTGATTGCATAGAATTTCTAAACTTTATTTCGTCCGCTAAATTTCTTAGTGGAGTTGGTGGTGTATCTGTCGTATTCCACTGTTCAGAACGACCAATCGCCGCATAGTAATTATTATTTGCATCACTATCGTTTATTTTAATCAAATCCGCAACTAATTGTTTTAGCGGGTCTGTTACTATTGCTACCATTTTTTATTCTCCTTATGCTACTGCGCCACCATATGTGCTAAGTATTTGCCAGTTTGTACCTTCCCAGATTAAAACTGCAGATTCGTTTTGTTCTAATGTTAATGTTGTTCCTGGTCCAAAGTTTGCAGGTGTAAGTGTTACTGTACCTGCTCCTGAAACTACAAGTGTTTTCATTTGTCCGACTGAGGCACCATCTGCCAATGAATTTGCTTTAGCAGTTCCCGATGTAAATTCTGTAAATGGAACTGTATTTGATATTGCACCAGTAGTACTTTTAGTTTCTTGAGTTAATATTTGTGGACTATTTAATTTAACACCACCTGTACCTTTTGCAGTTAATTGAACATCAATATTTGTATCTGTACCAAGTGCTTCAACAATAGGACCATTATTAGTTGCATTATTTTTAATACCTATGTGGTTTACTGCACTTGAAGTCTTTGTTAAAACCAATGCTTCGTTACCTGCAGAATCATTAAATACACCCGCTCCGCTTAATCCTGTTACTGTGGAAGCATTTAATGTTGGTGTTGTAAGTGACTTATTGGTTAGTGTTTGTGTATGTGCATTAAATGTCACTTCATCATCACCAGTTAGTAAAGGTAATGTAATTGTTCTGTCTGCGGCCAATTCTGATACTCCAACAACATACTGGTGATTCGCACTTGTATCATTAATTTGTGGTGTTGTTAAAACAGGACTTGTAAGTGTTTTGTTTGTTAATGTAGCAGTACTTGAATCTAGTAATACATGACCACTAGCATTTGGAAATACTATTTGTCTGTCAGCGCCAGGGTCGTCTGCTATTATTGTAGTTTCATTTGCATCTGCAGTTGTACCTTCAAAGATGATTGTGCCATCACCAAATGTAATTTTAGAAGTTAATGCAGTTGAATCACCACCTAAGATTGTATAAATCTCAGAAAAGTTTGAATTTATCTTGGTAGCGGCAGAACGAAGAGTATCACCCGTACCATCGTTTGCAGTCGTTCCATTTGCGATTACTAATTTTGCCATAATTTCTTTTTCCTATGTCTCTATTTATACAAATTATTCCTAACTTATGTGTGCAGGATTACTTAATTTTGAATAATATACATCACTATCTGCACTAAAAAACTCAAATCTATCTTGGTCCATAGTTTCAGAAGTAAATGCATTACTAAAGTCTATGTTTACACTATTCGCAAGACCAGTAGAATCTGCATCAAATGTTGGTGATGTTCTTAATTCTGCGGCACGTAGTGTTTCATATTGTTTTTGAATATCAACAATACTTGTGCTACCAATAGATGTAAGTAAACCATCATCAATAATAACTCTTTTAAATATACCGTCACTATCTCCACTATCTCTTGCGATACCAGTTACCTCAGGTAAAAATTGTGTTACTTCATCAAAACCAAATGCAGTTGCACCTACCACATCAATCTGTCCTAAGTCTGAGTCAACAAAACTAATTGGTGCAAGTATGTCATTCTGTACGACTCCTTCTAATCTTACCGCAGACCCGACAAACATTCCTGCAGGGTGAACAAATAATTTGTATGGTCTTTGCCATCTTTTAAATGGTAATTCACTTGTAATACGTAATGCGAACTGTTGAAACAATTCAGCATTTGTGATAAATTTTCTTGATTCTGCACCAATATCATGACCTGCTACACCAACTCTAAAAACTTGTTCTTTTGTATATTCTAAGTCTATATCAACTTCAAAGAACATACGAAAAAATTGTTCGATTGAAAACTTTGTACCTTTTGCACGATACAAGTTATTAGAAAATTTTGCGGCAGTTCTTTTATCTGCAAATCCTTCAAAGTAAGATTGTCCTAATAATAACTCGTCTTCAATATAAGTTAATAAAGATTCATCTACCTGATTAATATCTCTTGTGTAAAATAAATCATTTACTAATCTACTTGGTGAACCATCACTATCTTCAAAATGATAGTATTGTTCTAAAAACGAGACTAACTTTGGATAGTCTGTTTTAAAATGTTCTGGAACAACTTTATCAACCTCTCGTCCAGTAACTTGAGATATTTCTCTTCTACCATCGTCTCTTAGTGTATCGTCTACTTTATGTGTCATCTTAGTTTAATACGTTTGTATCTACTTCTACTACTTCTACAAGTGATTTACCTATGTCATGATTAAGCACATCTTGTCTTAAAGGCGTAACAAATGATTGATTATCTGGCACTACAGAAACTTTTATAAATGAATCACCACTAGGTATTGCATCTATTTGCAAACCTACGATTGAGACAATATCTTCTGCATAAGAACCAACATTATCTACTTCAACTTCTGTATTTACTGTGTCAAATACCTCAAGTATATTTGAACTTAATCGATTTCTAATAATACATGTCTTACCATTAAAAGTAAAAGGTGTTGAAGTTACTCTAAAGTTTTCATCATCTGCTCGTGCAATACTTTGTGGATATCTTAATGTATGGTTTTGAATTGCAGTTAATGTTGGTGTAAATCGTCTTTGCATTTTTACATCCATTCTAGATGATAGAATAGCAGGACTTACTGCATCAATTAATGTTAATAGATTACTTCGTCTAAATGATTGTTTAAATTTACCAGTGTTATCTGCAAAGTATTGTGATACTGTACTTTGTACATTATTTTTAATTGTGTTTTCTGTAAGAGTTGTTAAGTTCGGGTTAAATTGAAAGAAAACGTTTGTTTCAATAAATGAAATAACTGGGTCAGTATATTTTATATCAAAAGATGCAACAGATAAATCTTTAAATAAACTTACAATACTGTCTTTTGTTGCTTGTTTGATTGCTTCACCTGAGACAGTATCATTTTCTATTGCACTACTAAACAGCAATGACAAAAATATTACGCCAAATTCTGGTTCAAGTGCATCTTCACCACCAAATGATGAAATATCATTTAATAATGAACCAAAGTTTCTTTGTACTAGAGTTGCATAATCTTCTGCGGTAACTGCTCTATTTTGAGTTGCATATTGAAATGGTGCAGTCGTTCTGATAGATTCTTCTGTTTCTTTTTCAGAACCACCGAATGAATTAGATACTGTTGATACTTGTAGTGCAAAATTCTCATTGTTTACTGTCACTTGACTTTGAGGTGTAAATACTTTGGCACCATTTGCATCTGCACCAGCAACAGATAAGTATTCAACTGTAACTTTGTTACCAGCAACAGGTGACCTACCAAGAACTGTTTTGTTACCAAAAGTAATTTCATAGTCACCTTTAGGTGTTTCTTTTAATATATAAACTGTTGAGTTAGATGTTAACGATGTTGCTTTTCTTAAATCAGTAAATGTTGTAAACGAAGAACTTGATGGAGTTTCAAAACTTCGAACAATAGCAGTATCAATATCAATAGTTTGGTCTGGAATAATATATGCGGCATTTTCTGTTTGCGCCGTGATATTAAATGTTTTTGTTGTTGATGTACCTTCAAAGATTTTTATATCCGCAACATTGTCTGCAGTTGTAAATGAGTAACTACCAGCACCGTCATCTGTTGCAACTATTTCTTCTTGAGTTTGAAAAACATATGTTGTACCATCTACTACTGCATTAAATTTCACACCACTCGCCAATGAAACTGTAGTTGGTCTGTTTGTCAAACTTTCTAAATTTAAAGATAAATTAACAATACCTTGTGATGCATTCATTGAATCTGGTATATAACCAATACCTTCTGCAAGTGATACAAGTGAACTACGAAGTTGAGCAGTTCCTAAATATGATTCATTTAGTGCAAAGTTGGCAATTAGTCCATTATAGTGTGTATTGTATGCAAGAACATCTAAAACACTTGACAAACCAGATGCTTCAAAGTTATAATCTGTAAATTCGTCTTGTTGTGAAAGAAAGACTTTTAAATTATTTTTTATTGCAGTAAAGTCTAATGCAGTTGATTTAATTGTTGTTTGTCCCATGTTATCTTAACCTGTTTATTGTTGTTTCGAAAACAACTGTTTCTTGTGTATTAATTACTTTAAATTCTACTGTCACACCCAATCTATTTCTATCTGGTTCTAGAGCAACTATAACATTCAAAACTTTAACTCTTGGTTCAAATCTTTCAATTGTTGCTATAATGTTATTGCGAATAATAGTAGAACCGTCTCTGTCTGCTAATTCGAATAGTTGACCTTGTAAGTCTCCTCCAAAAGTTGCAAGAAAAGGTTTTTCTAATCTATTTGTAAGTAATAAAGTTTTGATTGCTTGTTTTACTGCGGCAGTTGATTGTTTTTTAAATATATCACCAGAAGTTGTTGTTACTTTAAAAGATAAATCAATATCTTTAAAGTCAACATTCCTACTCGTAGCAATACTAGTGGTGTTTAAATCACCCTGGTCTTCTCTAGAGTATGCTCTTCTTGTTGCCATATGTCTATTTATACTAATCTTGTTTAATTTTTAATAACTTATGTTAGAAATTCTTGTTTTATTTCTACTAATTCGTCTCTAGACTGTAATGAATTGTTAAAAAACGTTTTTACATCATTTTTAAAGTTTACTTCAAACGTTTGGTCTACTACTGGCATCAATACACCTATTGATGCAGTAAGAGTTCCATCTGGATTATAAGTATCGTAATCTAAACGTAATTCATCATAGTTTGTATAATCTTTCCAATATTCTGCTATGTCAAATGTTTTTTCAAAATCTATTATTCCATCTTTACCAATCACTTGATAGTATACCAATTCACCTTTACTTTTTGCAAGAGTATCGTCAACAAGTGTTTCTGATGGACCTGCACGATAGATACCTTCACTTACGATTAAACGAACATCATTAAATAGTTCAGTATTACCTTGAATTACTCGCATCATTTCTGCTTGTAAATACAATTGTCTTGCAATTTGTTTTCTTTCATCATTGCTACCGACATGATTAAATGCAGTTCTATCTCCATATGCACCAAGAAACTTAGCAATTGTTACTCCTGGTCCTAGTTTAGTTGCAGAACTAACATTGTCTACTCCGTTAGGATTAAATACTGGGTCAACTACTACTATCATTTTGGTGTAAACCTCTTACCTCTATTCTCTATTGCATTACCAATTGGTGTATAACCAAATCTAGAAGTTGGTTCTTTACCAACAGTTCTACCTATTTTATCTGGTGTTGTTCTATATGCAGTATCACTTACTCGTCCTTCTGCGATTAATTGTCCAAGTAAGTTTTCTCTAGTACCTCTTCTAGTTAATCTTTCTCTAAGAGTGCCTCTCAATCTTGAACGTATTTCTTGTGTTGTTGGGTGTTTATCAAAAATACCTTTATAGTCATCTGATAAGTCTAATCTGTTTTTTAGTTTATCACCTTCATCGATTACTACGTCACGTATTGCAAAATCACCCATACTACCGTATGCGGCAACAATACTTGGAATTGGTGGTGGTCCAATTGGTGTTTTGATTTCTTGATTCAGAACAATTTCTGGTGCACCACCAGGTGGGACACTACCTCCACTACTTGTTACATTTTCTGCATAGTTTTGCGATTCTGTTACACCAGAAGTTTCTGCAAACTTAGATTTTTCTGCCGTCCATGCAGTTCTTGAGAACATCGCCTCAGTTGCTTGACCATGAAACGAACCATAGAATGCGGCACCACTAGTAAATGGTGCTGGACCTTCATTACCCTGAAATACTTGACCTGTAAAGTCAACTTGTTTACCACCAATAGAACCTTTCATACCAAAGATTGATACTTGTTTAACACCTGTCGCATTAAAGACTTCACTTGTCATTGCTAGTGAAGATTTTGCAGATACAAACATATCTTGTTCTGTTGCGATTTCAATGTCACCCTGTACCCAATTGTTTTGATTACCCTTGACATATTGATGATTATCTGCTAACATAATGTCAGTATGATTACCAATAGTCTTAGTGGATTTAGTACCTTTTGTGACATACTCTGAGTTTTTTGTAACAAAAGTACGATGATTCTCCGAAATACCTTCAATCATATTACCAGCAACTTGTACATTATAATTACCACCAACATCAACGTTATAGTCACCTGTGACTACTAAATTAAGATTACCTTTGTAGACTAGATTACCAGCACCTTCGACTATAGTTGTTTGGTCACCACCTGTGACTTCGATTCTGTTATTTGTTGAAGAAACGACAACACTCCCGTCTGCTCTCATTTCCACACCAGCGCCAGTTCGATGTTTAATTAAAATTCTTTCACCACCTGGTGTGTCATCGTATTCAACAACATGACCAGATGTAGTCTCGTCTACTTGATTAAAAGGAAACTCTGAAGGTCTTTGGTCTGCAATGTTAAGTGATACACCAATATCTCCACCACTCGTATAGAGATTATTGATTTTAATTCCTCTTGCCGCATGATTTATTGATGACCCAAAATTGTATTCTCTTTTTGGAAACTCACCAGTTGGGTCTTGAAAACCTTTCTGTGGTACTCCAAGACTTTCTTCTAAACCAGTGCCTAGTTTTTGAGTTCTTAATTTAAAATTATCTTTTTTAGTTGTCATTTAATTACCCTATTGCATCGTATTGACCAAATGCCCAATATTTTTCTTCACACCAGTAACATATCTTGCATGGTTTCTCATGATAGTCAGTAACTTCTGCACTTCCTAAACATGACCTAGTCAATGGAAACAATGTCTCTAGCAAAAATTCATCCTCATATAATTGAGCAGTAAATCTTTTATCAACATCTTTGAATGGTGAATACTCTGGTATGTCTTGTATTCCAATTCGTTCTAAGTCTTGAGTATCATAGTTTCTTGGTGCTTCTCGTGTTCCAACAAACTTTGCTAACTCTTTGTTTATAGTGATTGCTTCTTCTGGTGCTGGTAAATTTACACCATTTGTAAAGAAAACAATGTCATATTGTCTTGTTAATTTAAGTGCCCATTTATCAAATACTTTTCTATATGGTGGTGATATTTCATCATACTGGTGTTTTTCAAACTTAACTTTTGGAAACGTTTTTGCAACTTCGTGAATAATGTTTTGAGCAACAATAAATCTATCTGGTTTATCATTAAAAGTGTATGGTACAATACTAAAGTTTAAATTTCTTTCTGATATTTCTTTTGCAAGTAAATGTAACAATAATGCCGTGTCAGCACCACCTGATAGTTTTACACCAATAGTGCCTTTATCACTTTTTAATGATTGTAAAAATTGTTCTGATAACAAGTCTACTGTGCCATATTCATTTGCATAAATCATTTTGGTACCTGTAATATTTTTAATACTATATTAAGAAGGTCTTTTGTTGGGTCAACTGGTCCTTCGTTTAGTGGGTCTCCTATACCATTTAATTGTTTTCTAAATACTGTCTCGACATATTCTTGCACGTCAAAGTAAGGGTCTGTTTCTTCTGCATCTAAGTCGTTGTGCCCGAAAACATTACCACCTGGATATTTAATGTAAAATGCTTCTAAAAATCTTTCAAGTGTTGTATACTGTTCTCTTGTAAATGAAGATGATGACCTATTACCAAGTGCATCTACATCACCAGTAGCAACATTTATACCACCAACAAGTACAATACCAAGAGAATGATTATTATGACCATTTGCAGACGTATGGTCACCAACTCTATCTGGTGGTCTACCTCTTTGCAATCTTCCGTCTCTTCGTATAACATAATGATAACCAATACCATCATGTCCTAATTTTGATTGTATATTATTTATTTCTATTGCGCCTATGTCTTTATCAGTTGCAGTTTCAGTCGCATGAATTACCACTTCTGATAGTGGTCTTGTAATTGCGTGTATTTCTGAATTTAATTCTTCAACAGAAGATACGAAAGTAAACACTTCATCTCCACTGTTTCTACCTGACCACTTTGTAATCTCTTCACCAATGGGTTTTGGTAATGAATAAAATTGTTCATCTAGTATCATTTGACCAGCAATTGTTGTGTTTAATGATTTTATTTCTTTATCTGCTCTATCAATTGTGTTTGTTGTATTTTCTATTTCATCTTTTGATATACCTGATTTTTCTGCTTCGTCTTTTACTTTGTTTTTAAAGTCTAAAGGACTTGTAAAAGATTTTACTTTGTCTACAATACCTTTCATAAAACCACCAATATCTGCATTTCCAAGTATTGACTTAATTGCATTTGCATCACCTTCTGGTGTTTTCTTTGCTACGTCTTCTGTAATATCTTTTAATACTGCACTTTCTACTGCACCACCAGTAATACCTTTTACTTTATTTTCTGTGTTTAATGTTATTTTTTCTGTAATGTTTTGTAATACACCATCTAAACCTGTGGCAATTGTTGCTATTACAGTTGCTATGGCATCTGTTGCTTTATCAACAAGTTCACCTATATCTCCTGCTAAGTCTTTAATTTTACCAACAAAACCTGCAACACTAGGAAAAGATGCAAGTTTAAGTTTAGTAACTTTTGCCTTTGCTTGAAGTGCCTCTACACCTGTTTGATTTTGAACGTTACCCAAAACGTCTTCTGGATTAGTTGTAGTTTTTAAATCAGGTATGCCAGATATTAATTTAGTTACTGCCTCTACCGCAGTACCAGCATCAAGATTTTGAGTAACACTTGCTATTTCACTTAGTTCTTGAGAAGATGCAATACCACTGGCAGCATCTGCAATTGATGATGCTTTAGCACTTGCTTTTGCAACTGCACCATCAATACCTTCTGCTATACTTGTTGGACTACCACCACCTGCAATATTTAAATTAAGTTTAGGTAGAGATAATTTTAAAGCAGGAGCACCTGTTATGTCACCTAATATTGTAGAAATAGGTTGAGCAGTTGTTCCACCAGTTTTCGTTGCACTAACATTAAACGATGAATTAAAACCAGAATCAGAACCACCAAAATTAGTTGTCAAACTACCAGCAGAATATGGCAATGTGATTGTTCCAGGGTCATTAATGCCAGTAATACTAGGTAAGTTTTCAGTAATAAGAGCAACGCCTTCACCTTGTATGACATCACCTTTTGCATTTTGTACTATATCTAAAGGTTTTATACCACCAATTTCTGTTAAATCTCTACCAATAGTTGTATCTAATTTAGCACGAAGTTGGTCACTTGCTTTTGGCAAGTTTACTTTAATGTACTCTTGCTCTATATCTTCTCTTTTTAATCTTTTTAATTGAGAATTAATTCGTGATTTAATTTCTCTACCCACCAATACTCTCCTTGATTTCTAGTGCCTTTGCTTCTACTTCATCTTTAAAACCAGATGCATTGTTTTCTAAATAGTATTTAGTCACAATTTCTGGTAAAGAATTTTTACCTTCTAAACTGTCAGTTTGTAATATTTTTATATTAGCATTTTGTTTTTCACCTCTTAGTTCAAAAACAACAAACTCTAATTGTGTTGTAAACTTTTTAAATGCCGAACTAAATGCAATTAAGTTTGAAAATCTTTGTTTAGAAAAATCTGCAAGTCCAGTTTTACCAGTGACCATTCTAGATGAAATAAATAAACCAGAAGTAATTGCAATTGCTTGATTTTCTGTATAACCTAAATTTAATAAAAATTGTACTGAGTGTTTTACTCTTTTATCTCTGGTTGTTTTAGAAAACTTTCGTGGATTACTTTGTGTATTATCATTTTCTATGCCTTTATCTATTGGTGTAACTATGTTTGACAGTATCGAAAACAAACCTTCTGGTTTACTGTCATCACCAATGTCTTCTAATCTTTGATTGTTTTGAGTTAATGTCGCAAACTCTAAATGTGGCAAAGAACCTAAAACAATTGGAGTTTGTGAGTGATTACCATCCATAAAAAAACCAAAGACTAATGAATTTGGTTGCAACTTTGGTGATTTACCTATACCAGAAATACCACCTTCTGTTGTTGGAAGAACACATTGCGCCCAGGGTAAGTCTTGTTGTGGCAATTCGTATATTTCGTCTGAGTGTAAACCATGAATTCTTATCTTTACACGACCTTCAAATCCAAATGGTGGTGATGCATCAATAACTGTCGCAATAAACCAACGAACATTATCTCCATAATATTCATAAGGCACTGGATTTAAAAATTTCTCGTTCATGGTTCTCTTTCTAATTTACAAACGTTCATTGTAACGTCATGTTGTGTGCCTCTAAATGTGTGTCGTAAGTCATAAATTAAATGCTTACCAGATTTATTTTTATCAAGCATATCATCTGCATTTGATTGTTTACCAACTTCTAAATTATCATTGACAACATTTAAATTTACTGTATCGCCTACTGCCGCTTTACCAAGAAAGAATGCAGTACCAGGAACTGTAATAGACATCATGTTTTTAACTAGTAAATCTCTAATTGAATTAGACTCTAATTTTTTAAGATGTTTTGCTTCTTCAAATTCATCGTGATATGATTTAAACTTACCGTAAGTTCCTGTAGAAACTACTTGATGAATATGTTGTGCTTCATAATCACCAATAAATTTATCTTTTAATTTTAATTTATTATCAAAAACATTTTGATTTCTTCTTATAATTATATCTTGTTTGTCTAAATTATCAATTGTTCTTTGTACGTCATAGTGTTGTTGTGTTATTTGACCAGTATTTAAATTAGTTATACCTTGTGATGCGCCGACAGTTCCATTTGTTACCATATGAAGAGTATCACCCATTTCACCTAAACCTAATGCTTTAATAGTAAATCCTTGTTCGAATTCACTTTTATCTTCTGCAACGTTTACGTTTGATGGATTATAAGTATAAGGTAATTTATCATTAAATGGCACTTGACGATACATAACATCTAGATTACCCATTCTTAAATTTTCATCATGTATTGTTGCCCATAAATAAAAAGGAGAACCTGTCTGTGTTGTTGCTCTTGACAATAACCATTTAATTGCATTTATAGGTGAAAGATTAGGTATAATTACACGTATATCATCTTGAATCGCATCAACTTTTTTACTTCTAAATCCAAACAAAAGTTGATATGAGATATCAACACTTTTATTTAATCGTGTCAAACAAATTCCTTTGACAATATCATCAATACGTCCACGATAAGCACTACGAAGTCTTTGTGCCGATGAAATAAAACCATGTTCATCGATAATATCAAACACATATATACTAGACTTATCATTACCTTTTAGTTGTCTGACTATATTTGTCATGATGAAAGTCTTTTCAAACACAGGGTCAGTTTCTTTACCTAGTCCTGCCATTTCTAATCTAATACGTTCTGTACCATTAAAATTAATTAATTCATACAAAGACTTATCATCTACAATCGCAATCGTACCAGATAAAGATGGTTCTTCAATACTTTCGTAGATGTTTATTTCTGCAACTTGATTTTTAACATCAAAAAATTTATTCTCAAAACCACCAAATCTATCTGCCGTAATATGCGCCTTAGTTAACTTAAATTGTTGACTCTTTGGGTTTGCCATGTTATGACTTCAATGCTTTATTAAAATCTGATACTACTTTGTCTATACTGTCTGGTCTAATAACAATAATTGTTTTTAGTTCATCGTTTCTACTTTCAAGTCTATCACGATAAGTAACAGGTATTAAACCAGATGTATTTACTGTTCCAGATTCTGGATAAGGGTCAATATCAACTTGTTTACCATCTGTATTTTTATAATGATGTACTGCATTGTATTGTTCACCTTCACTTACTATTACAAGAGAAATTACATCGCCACTTGTGTTAGTAAACTGCAATTGTTCACCAACAGAAAACTTGGTCCCACTTGTAATCTTTATAAACAATTGTCCTAAATCTAAATTTCTTTTTACAATTGTTCCAACAGTTGTCGATGATGCACCAGTAACAGATTGTCCAACAGGAAATGTTACTGCAATATCCTCATTTGCACCACCAATTGTAGTTCTATTAGTAAACGTGATAAATCTGTTTGGATACTTTGATGCCGCGGTTGCTAATAAATCACCTGTGTCCACTGGCCAACCACTAAGTCTTAAGTGGTCATTCATCAAATAAAATGTCCAATAATAATCTGTCGTGCCATATAACTTGTGTGATAATGAGTCTGCTCTATCACCAGAAAGTATTGTGTATTTGTTTAAAAATGCTACGTTTGATTTTATTTCATCAATTAAATCTACATATTGAGTTAGATTATTAAACAGTACTGGGTCTTCTAAATTTCCAAATCTATATGCTAATGATTCAAAGTTTTTAAAATATTTTGTTGTCATGTTTAATAACCTTCTTCTTCAACTTTCTTTCTACTCAATGTCGATGTTTCAGTAAATGCTAAAGTCATATCTATTTCAGTAAATTTACCACCACTATGCATTGCTGAGTTTGTTGGATTATATACAATACTAATGTCACGAAGAAAACAAGGTTGAATCTTTGTTGCTATTTCTTTGCCATCATATACTACTGCTATATTGAATTTGTTTGGAAAACGATAACCAATAGATGCATCGACACCACCAATATCAACAAGAATATCTTCTGGATATAATTCTGTTCTAAAAAACTTAATGATTTCATCTATTTCGTCTGCTTCTCGTTCAGATGTTGCAATAAATTTAAATGTAAATGCAAACTCTCGAAGTGCTACTGACTTAAATAATGCACGAGTATTTGGATTCATTGTTACACCAGCGGCCTGTTTTACTGCTAGATTGGCACCTTCACCTGCCACTTTTGCTACACTCACTTGTGTCATTGCAAGTTTACCTAAATCACCACCAGCATTACCTTGAAGACCAGCAGAAAGTGTTGACCCTACACCACCAAGAAGTGAACTTAAAATATTTTTACCACTTTTACCTGCGGCCTCACCTATACCACCACCAAAACCTAAATCTGCGTTATCATATGCAACGTTATCTCTAAACTGCAATGCAACAGGTGTAAAGAGTTTTACTGATTTATCTATTTGCGATAATTTAGAACCAGAACCTTCTTTAGTTTGATATGCTACACCTTCACCCTTAAACTCTTCTGTTTGTTCTCCATCATTTGTAATTTCACTTGTATCTGAATCTTTAGCGAATATGCCAGATAAACCTACAAGTGCGGCCATGTCTAAAGGTTCTTCTTCGAAGATACTAAACATGAGTCTACCTTTGTAATCGTCTGGGTTATTAAGTGGATATTCTAAATCTTTTCTACCTTTTAGAACTGGTACTGCTTCTGGAAGTGAATCGAAAAGAACTTCTTTTCCAAAATTTACCAATGTTTTACCGAAATCTGCCATATGTTACTCTAATAAATAGTTTATTATAGTTCTATTTATACTGAAATGAAGACATACAAAGGAAGATATCGAGTAAAAAATACAAAAAAGTATAAAGGTGACTATGAGAGTGTCATCTATAGGTCTTTGTGGGAAAGGCATTGCTTTCGGTGGTGTGATGAAAACCCTAAAGTCCAGTACTGGAGTTCAGAAGAAACTGTTGTTCCATATTACTATGAGATAGACAAAAGATATCATAAGTATTATCTTGATTTGAAAATAACATTTAAAGAAGGTAAAACAATACTTGTTGAGATAAAACCAGAGAAAGAAACTAAACCACCTACAGGTAATAGAAGAACTAGACGATATATTACCGAAGCAACGACATATGTGAAAAACATGAATAAGTGGGAAGCGGCAGATGAATATGCAAAAGACAATGGTTATGAGTTTCAAGTCTGGACAGAAAAGACACTTAATTCTATGGGTATTCTGCCTAAATCTACAAAACCTTTAAAACCTTTTACAGGACGTAAGAAATAAGTATAAATAGAAGTATGTCAAATATCTTTCAGAAACTAGAACTTGCGGCATTTCGTAATCAAATTACTCCAAGAACAGACGAGAGTAGAGCATGGTTTATGAACAAAGCAAAAACTATGCGAGGTATTAATAGAGAAGAACTCATGAAAGAAGAACCACTCAGTAGAAGTGGTAGAAGAATTATTGGGTCAATGCAAATGTTTGGTTATGACCCAAAACACAAAGATACTTTACCATATTACGATAGATTTCCTTTAGCAATCATTGTAAAACCTGCAAAAGGTGGGTTTCTAGGTTTGAATTTACATTACTTACCACCAATACTTCGTGCAAAGTTTCTTGATGCATTGATGGACAACGTTACAAGTAAGAAAAGTGATAATGCAAAGTTTGACTTAACAGTAAGATTATTAGCAAGTACAAGCAAACTAAAGTATTACGAACCATGTATTAAACATTATTTAAGTGAAAAAGTTGCAACTAAATTCGCAGAAGTCAAGGCACCAGAATGGGAGATTGCTACGTTTTTACCACTTGCACAATTTGAAAAAGCAACAAAACAAAAAATATATGCAGACAGTAGGAAAATGCTATGACAACTAACATGATAGATACGTTCAAGAGTAGAATAACAGAAGGTGGCGGTCTTGCGATGGCCAACCTTTATCGTGTCTTTTTGCCACCAATTATTGGTGTAAGAACACAAGACATGGATATTCTCTGTAAGGCCGCACAAATACCAGGTAGGCAAATACTATCAACAGAAAGATTTATGGGTATGTCAACCATGAAAGTTGCAAATGGTTATGCTAGTGATGACGTGACTTTAACTTTTTATTGTTTAAATGACATGAGAATCATAGATTACTTTCATGCTTGGCAATCAAAAGCAGTCAATCAAGAAGAACAAGAAGTCGGTTATTTAAATGATTATACATATCCAGTAATCATTCAAGCACTTAAAAAAGGTGCAGAAAATCCACTGTTACAACCTAAAAAGTTATTTGACAATAAACTACCAGATGCACTAAAAGATATAATACCGCCAATCGGTCCACTTGACTTAGCAAATGGTACTTTTGATTTAGGTTTATTAGGTGATACAGGTTTGAGGTATATGGCAGAAGGTGTGACATATTCTTGTCGACTAGACAAAGCATATCCTACTACTATAAATAGTTTCGAAATGAATAATGAACTAGATGGTTTATTAGAAGTGAACGTTCAATTATCATACAAAAACTTTAGAATAGTTGAAGGTAATTTGAAAGATAGAATTATCGATAAAGCAATTGATGTTGTCGGTGAAAAAGTGAAAGATAAACTCAAAGATAAAATGCTTGGTGGGTTTACAAGTACACTTATAGATAGATTATAATATAGGAGAATATTATGAGTGGAGCATTACCAAAATTAAATGCAACCCCAACTCACGAGTTGACAATTCCGTCATCGGGGCAAAAAGTGAGTTATCGTCCTTACTTAGTGAAAGAAGAAAAAATACTTCTTCTTGCATTTGAGTCTCAAGATGAAAAACAGGCGATGCAGGCAATGGTAGATACAATTATTGCATGTGTTAACGAAAAACTAAATCCTAAAACATTTACTTCATTTGATGTAGAATATATGTTTACACAAATACGTAGTAAATCTGTAGGTGAAACAACTAAAATTAATGTTGCATGTTCTGAGTGTGGAACAAATAATGAGCAAACAATTAATTTAGCAGAACTTAAAGTTGAAGTTCCAGAGATAAACAATGTTATTGAATTAACAGATAATATCTCTGTAGAATTAAAGTATCCATCTTTTGAGGCATTTATCAAAAACTATGGTAAAGACCAAACTGAAACTGAGTTTAGTTATATGGTAATTAATAATTGTATTGATGCAGTAATTAATGGAGAAACTAGAATTAGTGCAGATGAAGTCTCAGTAAAAGAGTTAAGTGAATTTATTGAGTCAATGAGTTCTCAACAATTTCAATCTATTGCAGACTATGTACAAAATATGCCACAATTAGAAGATACTGTTAACTTTACTTGTTCTAACTGTGGGCATGAAAACAACAGAAAACTTAAAGGTATTTCTGATTTTTTCTCCTAAACCTTTCGCATGATAGTCTGACAAATTATTATCAGACTAATTTTGCAATGATGCAACATCATAAGTACAGTTTGACAGAACTAGAAAATATGATACCATGGGAAAGGGAAATTTACATTACATTATTATTAGACTGGATAAAAAAAGAAGAAGAAAGACAGAAAAAAGAAGAGTCAAAGTATAAATAGAAGTATGGCAGATTTAACTGACGAAATTCAAGAATTGAGAGTACAAAACTCAAAATTTATTACCGACTTAGCAAAACAAGACGAAATTGCGGGTGCAACACTTACGGCGCAACTTGATACTGCATTGGCAGTTGACCAATTAACTGAAACTTTCAAGCAATTTTTTAAAGCAGAAAGACGAGATAAAGAAAGTGATAAGTTAGAAGCATCTAGAGAACAACAAGGTCAAGTCACGAAAGAAGGCGCAATGGGTGCCGCAACTGGTAGTGATATAGAACCACTAGATTTTGGTGGTAATTATTTTGCCATGATTGCTGGTGCAATTGCTGGTCTGGCAACAGGTTTAGTTGGTGCTATAGCAGGTCAAATTGCATTAGTTACAGGAGCAATTGGTAAATTATTTAGACTTGACAAAGCACTTGCTGGAATACGAAACTTATCAAAAGCATTTGTTGGAAAATTTAATCGATTGAATCCAGAAGTAGGTAAATTTTTTAGAGCAATTAGTAACACTTTTGCTAATATAACAAAACAATTTAAAGCAGGTTTTAATAGTTTAAAAGTTGCAAGAAATTCTGTCGGACAGTTTACGAAGTTAGGATTTTTTGGTAGAATGGGTAGTTTTTTTAACACACTCCTTAAACCTTTTAGATTTATAATAAAAGCATTTGCTGATTTAAATAAAACTATACGAAGTGTTTTTGGTATTGTTAGTAAAGTTGCAAAAGGTGGTGGTGTTTTATCAAAATTCTTTGGTACTATTGGTAGTTTTTTTCGTGGTTTTGCATTAATTGGTAGTAAGTTATTAATACCATTACAAGTAGTTATTGGTCTTTTTAGTGGTATCACACAGGCAATTAAAGATTTTACAAACACAGAAGGAACTATTGGAGATAAATTAATTGCAGGATTAGGTGGATTTGTAAAAGGTGCCTTTAATGCATTAATTAGTATGCCATTAGATTTATTGAAAAAAGGTGTATCTTTCATAGCAGGTAAACTTGGGTTTGAAAATTTTGCAGAACTGTTAGATAGTTTTTCTTTTGCTGGTTTGTTTAGTACTATATTTGATGGCATCACAGGTTTTGTAACAGGTATAAAAGATATCATAGTAGGTATATTTACATTTGATGGAGAGACAATTAAAAAAGGTCTAGGTGGTATTGGAAAAATTATTGCAGGTGTAGGTAAATTTTTTCTGGCAGTTATAGCGGGTGGTTTAGCGGCCTTAGGTGCAATATTACCAGGTGGCGAATCACCAGGCGAAGCATTTACTAGAAAATATAAAGAAGTCATGGCAGGTGGAAGTGGTAACGTTACAAGAGCAGATAGAGGAAGTGGTACAGGTGGTGCAGACTTAGACGAAACTGATTTAAACAAAGTAACACCAGAAGAAAGACAAAAATCTATTCAGGCCGCGGCAAGTAGAAAAGCATCTAGAGGTGGTGGCACAACAGTAATAGATGCATCGACAAATACTAATACATCTACAAGTGGTGACACACTAGCAATGAGTGGCCCACCAGAACCAGCAGTAAATCCTAGAAAAAAAAGTAGGGGATAAAAAAAGGGCGATACTGAGAGGTAATTAGTATCGCCCTTAAAAACTTGTTTTTATATTAACAAGTTTTACGATTCGTCATTTGCCAGTTTAGCAAAATAACTCAAAGTTTCATCATCTGATTCAGTAGCATTAACTTCTGGTGCTGGCGCACTTGCAGATACGACAGGTGTTTCCATCGAAGATGGTTCAACTGCTTCTGCGGTCTTAGTTAAGTCCTCACTTTTTTGAGTCATACCTTCACCAACTGCTTCACCCAGAACTACAGATAATCTCTGTTTTAGTTCATCATATGTTTTATAGTTGGTAGGTTCAACGAACTCAGCAACATCAAACATAGCATTATATGTTGCTTCTAGTTTTGTTTCGTCTGCATCGTATAATGATGTAGTAGGTTTGAATGAAGATTTATCGTAGTTTCTGTAACCAGCAACATTAGTAATCTTTAGTTCAAAGTCTGCACCATTCCAAAAGTCAAACGGATTGACAGGTTCTTCACCAGGGAATTGAGGTTGCATCACGTCCATAATCTTGTCCATGATTTTTTTACCAAAGTCATATAAAAAGACTTTACCTTCATTGGCACGGTTTGCAGGGTCTGAGACAACAAGAATGTTTACTACATGGTGTAGTCTACGTTTTTGATTTCTTGCAGTTTCTTTATCTGCATCTATACCAGAATTCCATAATCTAGAATTCAATTCACCCAATGGGTCTTTTTGACCAATAGATGTAAGAGACTTCTCTACATACCATTGACCTGTAGGGCCCTTGAAGAAGTGGTCAAAGTATCTTACCCATGGTAATTCTTGACCTTCACCTGCTGGTAAGAATCTAATAACGGCATACCCATTACCTGATTCATCGACAGTTGGTTTCCAGAATCTTTCGTCTTCATACGATTTCTTCTGAGTTGTGGCACCCGATGCTTCTTGCACCGCTGAAACGAGTTTTGAGACATCTGTTCTATTGGTCTTTAAGTTTGCGAATGACATGTATTTCTCCTTTGTATTCGTTGTATTATTTTTGTCCACTTACACATAATATAAAATTGCTGTCATTATACTTGTTTGCACAAATAAAGTCAAGCATTATTTAACATTGTTTAAAACAATGTATTCCCTTTAGGTAACATATGCAAATCCATACCTTCTGCTTCAACTTGGTCTTTGATTGCTGGAGATATATATTTTTTTATGTCTTCTAATTCTATGTTGTTCTTTTCACATATATGGACAATAGCATCAATGTATCCATGTCCATCATTCTTAACAGATTCAAGAATCATTTCAGTAAACTTTTTCTTTGTCAGAAAATTATTATTTACTGCTTCTTCTTTCTCTTGCTTTTTTGTTGTTTCTTTCTCTTGTTTCGTCATTTTGTTCCTTTAAGATTACGTCACATATCCACCTTTTCAAACCATAGGGTGTGACAGGTGCATTGTTCTCGATTATCTTTATGTGTTTCCAAGTTATGATAAGACTTGTATAATTATTATACTTATCGTCTGTAAATGCCCATTTAAAAGTATGGGGATTTTCTTCGTATCTATTATTTTCTGGATTGTCAACGTCTTTGCCATAGTAGTCGTAGTATACCCAACTGCCATTTATTATTTCACCAGCATTATAACTACCATGTTCCCATTCAAATGGTTTCGGGTTTTGTTTATATACTTTTCTTTTTTTCACAAATAGTTCTCTATTCATATTTATATACCTCTCGTCTAAAATGCTATTATAACATATTTAAACGAAAAAGTCAACCAGTGAATTTTTTACATTCTTGTCTGCGAGACGTTTATCGAAGATATTTTTCAGTTGTTGTTTCCAATTTTGTAGACTATGTTTTTCTTTAGTTTTTTCTGAAATGTCTAGTCTAGTTGTATGTGGTAATTTACTTAACTCTTTTACTGTTGCAACGAAGTCTGCTTTACTACAACTCTTCGGTAGTTTACGATAGTGAGTTTTATGTACTGCTATTGATTCACTTGCATGTTTATTAGATTTATCTGTAATTAATATTGCAGGTAATCCATGACCCAATGCCTCTTGAGCAGTAATACCATATGATTCTTCTGGACATGTTGAACAGAATACTTTACATTTTGCTATTGTTTCAAGAACAACATTATGGTCTAAGTCAAACAAAGTTGTCTGTGGTTCTTGCCAATGTCTATTCTTATCTAAATATTCTGCATTACTTTTATATGCAATATCATTTGTTAACACTAAACTGTCTAGTTCGTTAACAGATTGTTTGTGAACGTAGAATGGATTCTTGCTTTCATATGCAGACCCAATCGTGCCAACGTCATAAGGTTTTTTAGCATAAACTACTTCATCACCTTTTAAATAAGACGGGTGAATGTGACCATGTATTTCATCGAAGTCTGACCCAGTAGTTCTAATTGATTGCTCTCTAAACCATTCTTCTTGATATTCACTTACCATATAAACATGAGCATTTAACGATTGCAATTGTTTTAAATAGTTGCATTTGTTTTCAAGTGCAATAGTTCTAATCAGTGGTTCATGCCAGATTGCAACGATTGGTATGCCTAGTTTCGAAAGATAATTACCCATACCCAATTGATTTAACATAAGCATATCTGGTTCGTGTCGACCAATTGCTGATTCAATTATCTGTCTTATCTTGTTTGCTTTCTTATCTTCTTCTGTCACACGAACAGGTAAGACATCAAAATTATCTGCGACATCTTTAATAAACTTTTCTATGCCACCAACCATCTTGGTTGAATTGACATCAAAACCTTTATGTGCTGAGTAGGGTAAAACTATTTTCACTTACTGAATCTCGGGTCTTGAAAGTTTCTATCGAGAATCATATTGTAATTATTCACACCTGTAGATAGATGTATGTTGTCTTTGAATTTAAGTTTGTTTTTCTTAAATGGATTATAGTTTACATGGTGATGCCATCTTCCGTATCGCCAGACGACCGTGGCAACGTCTGGGTGCATGTCTGCCAGCATCTGAGACTTATTAATAGTACCATCAGTATTGTAACCTTCTTTCATTGCATCTGTATTTTCTGCATGATAGAATTCTGCAGTATTACCACCACTAACTGTTTGAGTTGCCATCTTACCCTGCATGAATGCATTGAACTGCAAACAAACATCGCCATCTTTCATAACTCTTAAACAAATATCTGTATCTTCGTTGTATCTACCACGCCATCTGTGTTTACAATCGTTACGTATTAACAAACAAGAATAGATTCTAGTATTTGCAACATATGGTGGATACTTTTGATTTGGTGCGATAAAGAATCGATACTGAGGACCAGCAATATAAACATTATCGTATCTGTCAACGAAATCTTCCATGACACGAAAACCTGTAGAACTTTCGAATCGTATTCTTTCATTGTTATGTAATCTGTAGAAGTCTGCTAGATTATCATCTAGTACCCAATGACTTGTTGCACCAATACTAATTGAGTGGTCCCATGCCCAGTTTCTTGCACGACCTGGTCCATCACCATGATTTGAAAATGGTGCTTCTAATAATGTCACATATTCACGAATATCAAACGTGTCAAGTGCTTTGTCATAGTCTTGCATGTCTTGTGGTTCGACTACGATATAATGTGGTATCTTCATACGTGATAAAGACCTAGATGTAATCATTGAATCTGCACGACCTTTCGAGACAATATACATTGGGTGTCTGAGTGGAAAAGTAAACCCGTCATCTACCCATCGAAGAAATCTATTCTTTGTAATATCTAACTTAGGGTGCCAGATAGCATTTGTTTTTTCTGTAAGTTCTTGACCAATACGTTTAGCAAAGTCTTGATAATGTTTTTCTGTACGAAAATGCATATGTATTGTACGAAACGATGGGTTATCTTCTTGCACATATTCTGGCATGTCAACCCAATGTTCTTTCCATTTTGCATTTACATCTGTCACACCTTCATTGACTTCAATATCTAATGCAGACTCACTCTTGTTTTTAGAACGAGGAAGTAATAAGTTTTTATCAATCTTAATACCAGTAGGTTCTTCTTCTTCACCAAATAGTGAAGTCTCAGGGTCTGCTTGTGGATAAAATGCAACTTTAGTTTTGTAGTCTATACATTGACCAATCAAAGAGCAGTATTCTACCATGTCATCGACATTACGAAAATGCACATACAAAACTTTATGCACACCTGCTTTTTCTTCTCTTGTTAAAACTTTATCGGGGAGGGCAGTAGTCAGTTCTTCGCCGACATACTTATCTAATGTTGCTTTGTAGTCATCTTGAATTCTATTATCTGTATCTAGATAATTATCATACGATGCACTTTCTTTTACTTCTTCCATGTATTCTCACGTATTATTTGTATTCGTTGTATTATATCAGGAGAATCAAGTAAAGTCAATATCAAACTTTATTAAATTCTCTAGACGAAATGCTCTCCACTGTTGAACATCTAAATCAAATACTTTGATAACTCTATCTGTATCTTGATAGTGCCAAAGCATTTCTGACTTTGGCATTTTATCATCTGGTATTTCAGATTCCATAAGAGTACATTTCATGTCTCTTGTACCACCATCTTTCTCTTTAAGAAATTTGATATCTACAATGTTATTTATAAGAGTTTTAACTACTGTAGTTCTTTCTAACTCTAAGAAGATATGAGACATTCGAAATACATTTCCTTAAGTTGTTCACCTTTACCTTTACAAACTTCTGCTAGAATTTCTTCTTTAGATAAAGCATCTATATCTGCCATGATACTAGGTTTTACAATTTCTTGCATTGTTGAACTTAAATATTTAAAATATTTAGGATTTGCATAACTAACTGTCAAACTTTTACAATCTTTAAAATCGTTTGCAGTTCCTTTAAATGCAGAAGATGAATTTGGTTTGTATGTTTTCATTTTACTGTGAAGTTCAGAATCTTTCCAATCAAACTCAAATATAGCAATACATTTACCATTAGATGTCCAACTAGTTACTACACATAACATGTCATCTTTACTAAACTGATTTGCTTTTTGTTTTGGATTTGCTGGAGAACCAAATGCAATAGCACCACTACATGCTTTTTTTGTCTTATTTGTTTCTGATAAAGGAATATAAGACTCAGATTTTACTTCTACTGGTCTGCCGTCCACATACCCATCATAATCATGAGTATTTTCATTTAACTCATAACCTAACTTATGAAGAACTAGTTCTTCTTTATATACACCAGATGAACTACCACCAGTCAATATCATTTTGATATACTGTTTTTCTTTCTCTGGTATCTTACCATCATTAAAAGCATACTTCATCATTGATGGAAGTGCTTCTTTACCTATTTGTCTCGCCATTTTATACCTCTCGTATGTTTGACATTTAAATTAAAACCTAACTGGCATAACCAGCGGGTTCACCAAATCCTGCATATGCTTCTGCGACAAACCAATTTGGTATATCACGTTTAGTCCACTTTGCAAACCCAATCTTTTCTTCAACATAATATTTTTGATATGCTTTGATTGAATCACCAGGTATTTTACAATAATCTGGCATTGCTTGTGGAGGTTCTACGAACCCATTGTCTTTTATATTCTTAGGAATATTACCTAGTAATTTACCTAGTAATCTCTCTGTAGAATGAATTTTACCATATCGATACGTATATTCAACACACAACCACATAAACAAACGATACAACCATCGATAATGTTGAGAACTCTGTCTGACCCATATTGCACTTGGGTGATTAATATGACTTGCTTTATACAATGTATTTTCTATGTTTGAATCTGCCATTTTAAATCTACGAATTCTGCGATTGTTTGCAGTTCTGCCTTCATATTCTTCACCATCTAAAACTCTGTGAGCAGTTGATAATAACTGAGCATACTCAACTATCATTTTGACAACATGTTTATCTACATGTTGCTTTGCACACCTCTGTGTGTGGTGGTCTAAATAAAAAACATTCATGTATTGTCACCTTCTGTATACGTAGTTCTTTGTTTATCAAATTGACCTTTACCAGTAAGTGGTGGTTTATTACTTATTGCAACACCTGGTCTATCTTCTCTTTTTTCTGGTAGATTATCAATATGTTTTTTCACTTTAAGACTTTTTCGTACATCTTTAACTATCAAAGATGCTATGATGATGCCAATACCAATAAAACCACCAATTATTAATAAATCAATTATAATCATTATACTATACCCATATATGTTAAAAGTAGTATTATATACAATGAAACAAAAATTGTCAAGACTACTTGTGTATAACCCATGGTTCACCTCTCAATATTGCTTCTGCTTGATGTGGTCCATAATGATAACAGTTTAACTGAATCACTTCGCCACTTTCTCTTTCAATTAAATATCTTTTTGACAAGGGTTCTTTTTGTTCAACCCTTGATAAGATATCACCTTTGTATGTTTTTAAAACAAGTTTCATATTATCACACCTCTATGTTTACTATTTTATCACCATATTTCTCTTCGACTTTTTGCTCTAAGACTTTAGTAATAATCTTGTACTTTGAAAAAGGTATACCTCTTTTATAACAGTAATACCCTAAATCTACTTGACCAGTGTCACCATACATAACATCTGCTTTTATGATATTTTCTTCTAATGATTTTTTCAAAGAAATATTAAAATACTCTGCATGGTCAATAATTTCTTTTCTAAGATTTACCCATGCACGTCTTTCTTCTCTTCGTTCCATTTCTGCAATTTCTTTTGCTTCTTCTGAAACATCGTCAATCATTTCTTCAAGTTCGTTTACAGTATACTCTAAAAAGTTAAATCTAGGTCTAAACCCACGAGCATCTTTATGTATGTCTGAATACGTACCATAAAGTTCCCATTTGATGGCATCTTCAAGAGTATACACACCAGCATCGTTGTAAAATTCTATTTGACAACTGACTGTTGACCAACCATTTGCTTTGTATTCTGCAGTTTTCTTTTCGCAGTATTCTTCTAATGTTTTACAATCTGTCAAATTTACACCGTCAATCATGATGCACCTTCTTTTACAGATTTAGCATGTAAACCATGTCGTTCTTGAAACAACATTGGAGAATTACTATCATAAAGATAAAATGCTTTATGATTCTCAAGTCTTTCTCTCCAAATTAATCTAGTGATTGCAGAATGAAATGATTTTACAAAATCAGTTTTATCTCTGCATTCGTAATAAAATGATTCAATGATATCTGTTTGTGGAGAAAAATCACTAAGAATACCATAACCCAAAGAGTCAAGTTCTTCGTTTTGAAATCTTTCATATACTTGAAATGCTAAAGCATCTTTCATATATGTTTTAGATATTGCTGGTAGACTATTATAAAGTGAAAGAAAATATTCTTTCTCTTTTTCGCCTTTCAAAAGATTAAGTACTTTTGATAACTTTCTTTCTCTATAACTAACTGACATATTTACCTCTCTATCTCTGTTAAAGTTGTGGAGATTCATCGAATCTCTTTTCAATTAATAAATCTAATAACTTATCGTAATCAAACCCTTCTTCAATTGCTTCTTGATAAGTCATTTGAAGTTCATCTAATAATTCTTCGATTGTATAATTTGCACTCAAGACTTGCATTTCAATGTTGTCTTTGATTGCTTCGTTAAATTGATTTGACATTTTTACCTCTCTAATTTATGTTGTTATTATAACAAGACTAACAACATTTGTCAACCCTTATCTTCGCATTTTTGCGATATCTTTTGCAAGTTTTTTATCATCTTCGAATACTGGTACTGCATTAGACTTATGCATCGTTGCGATGCCCATAAGTTTTCTCTCACCAGAATATACTTTTGTTTCTTGTTTAGCAGTATTACCTACTGACTTTTTAAGTCTTTCAAAGAAATCTTGCTTTGCAAGTTCTCGTTCTTCTTGTTTTCTTTTGACTTCTTTTAATACTTCTGGAGATACTTCTTTCTGTTTTGCGAGTACTCTAGTGGGTTTTTTGACTGGATTTGCTAGATGATTCTTACGTTTTTTACCCTTCATGTCGTATCGTAGAGAACCACCTCTATTAAATATTTGAGTCATTGTTCATAATTATACATGGTCATACAGATAATGTCAAGTATAAATAGATACATCAAAGGAGAGAAACATGGACATAGATTTTAGTGCATTAGAACAACTATTAACTAACACTGGTTGGGTTGAAGGTATAATTTATGTGGTAGGTGGATTGATTGTATATACAATAATCCGATATATAAATAAATGGACAAGGTAATATTATGGCAGACGAAATATTTGATTTTGGATTTACGTTAGTAGATGAAGACGAACTCGATACAGTACAAGAGATTGAAAAAAAAGTATCTGAAACCTCATCGAGTGTAGAAGCAACTCAAGAAAAACTTGATAAACTATTTGGTGCAATACAACCATTACTTAATAATTTAAAAGCAAACCCTGAAAAAGAATTAATTAAATGGCCAAATCGTTTAGAAAAGATTGAGGCATTTGAGGACCATATTCAAAAAATATACAAAGGTTAATATGAAAATATCGGTAATGAATAACTTTGATGGAGACGAGTTCAGTTTCCAATATCTTTCATTAGATGCCATAAGTTTTGAAACAGATATATTAAATACACATTTAGAATATTACTGTAAACATAATGCATCTTGGTTAGACCCACAAGTTATACCAAATCAGATAGTTGCTAGAGTTATGTTTAGAGGTGGTCAAATTCCACATTACATGTTATTATCTTTAGCAAACACTATTGGTGGAAATAATATCTTAGTCATACCAAACTGGAATGATAGAAAACACAATCATTTATACGATAGAGACTTTACAACAATACCATTTTTAGATACAAGAACAGATAGTTTCTGTCCAACACACACTTTAGTTCAGCACTTTAGTCTTGTTTGGCAAAAACTGTTAAATTGTCCTTTAAATTTACATGTGGCAATGCCTCCTGGTGATAGTCTATTTCACTATTTGTACTCACGATATAAAGTAAAAATGCTTAGTTCATCAAAACCATATACTCTTGGCGAAAATGTTTTTAGTGGTTATAGTATTAATGTTCCTTCAGATATTAAATTTGATGCAGTTGTATTACTTAATCACGATAGACCCGAAGAAGGTATGACATATAAAGCATCTGATATTAAACGAGACTTTGCACATTATTGTAAACCTGACTTTGTTCTTCAAGATGTTTATACTCCTCGTGGACCGATGAATAGGTCTTTAGAGCAAGGTTTAATGACTTATCGAGGTATTACTAGCGATATACCAGAAAATCCAGAAGGAATAACAAACTTTGAAAAAGTAATTCAGTCTAGTTTAGTAAGTAGAAAAGGTGACGGCGCAGTATCTTTAAGTACTTTAAATAAAGGAAGAAGAGTATTTGATACAGATGCAGACCCTGAAGGAAATCACACTCCTCATAGAATCAGAAGAGGAGTAATAAATCCAATTGTTTGGGACACAGTTGATTCAAATGGCGAGAAGGTAAGTGTTCATGATTTATTTGATAAAGTTGGTATAGAAGAGACATTTAAACTTCAACACAAAAACTTATCTGATATGGTAAACAAAAATGATTGGTCAGATATAATCAAAATCTGGTAGAAAATAAGATTCTTATATATACTAATGTCAACGATATTTATATTATAAATATTCGTGTTTTTTATAACGTAAAGTAATAAGAGGAAAGTCACTATGACTACTGCACAACTAAGAGTTGGTGCGAAGATTGTAGTGCAAAAAATTGAAAACCTAAAAGATAATGACACCGTGTGCCATGTCTGTGAAGTCTGTAAATTCGTAGCATTCTTAACCGCACCTATTTCTATACCGTTTGTTATCATGCATCTTTCGATGTACTAGGACTATGGACAAGAAAGAATTAAACTTGCTTTGATTCTTTACTTGTTGTGACAACAATTTCTACATTATCTGATTGTATCGGAATCTTTATATTATTGTGAGTATGATACAAGAAGAAAGTAGTATCTGGAAATTCTTTGAACATTTCGGTCCATATTGGACGCCAATTGTTGGCGAGTCTGACAGTATTTTCTGTGCTTCTATCAGACTCTAGAATTGTGTCTGTCCAAGATGTAATGTCCATTTCAAAGATAGAATCAAACCCATAAATATGAACTTCATCTGCATTCATTTTATTACATGCATAATGAACTGCAAAATGTCCACAGTTAAAGTTTGTGGCATTACCAGCATACTTAGGAACGTGTGGATAGAAACCTCTTACTTTATGAGAATACTTTAAATAGAAACTACCTTGCATCTCCATCCAATGTCTTGGTCTAGTGCCAAGAATCCAGTCATATTGGTCAAGAGCAAACTTACCTTCTTGAAGTGCTTTCATCATTTTGTAATCTACCATGCATGTTGCATATACTTCTTCTGGTGGTATTTCCATGGGAGGCATGTTACAAATAAGTAAAGTCCCAGGCGAACCTCTCTGAAAAAGACCAGCATGATTGCCATTACCCAGAATGTTAATTCTTTTTGTCATTCATTATATCCGAATAAAGTCTTATGGTCAATAAGTTCTCTGTTTTGCAAGTGTTGTTCTGCAACATCTTCTTTTGATTGGCCAAAATATGCAACTGCAAGGTGAGTTTCAACCATGACTTGATTCATATTTACTCCATCACAAATGATTTCGCCAAGTATTCTACCATACTTACCTTTCTTATCTTTGTATGTACGTAATGCGACAACTTCTGCATCTTTGATTGTATCTGATAAAAAATTAGTTGCCATTTTACCATACTTCTTTTCGTCTAAGTCTCTCGTTCTGGTTTCTGGTGTATCAATACCATATAGTCTTATTCTCTGCTTTTTTAACCAAGTAGAAAAACCTAAGTCTATATCAACATCAACAGTATCTCCATCAACGACTCTTAAAACATTTACTTTATACTCGTGCATTTATTTGCTCCTTGATAACATCGTCTCCTTTCTTTCCTGTATGATGTATTATTTTTGGGTTTTTTACGTCTATGTTATCTATGTAGTCTAGGCGTAACGTATTGTATTCATGTGGTAAAGGATTAATTGCACCAAGTTTTTTGATTGCATTACCTTCCATCATTAAATATAAAACTTCTTGGTCACCTTGTTGTGGGTTTTCGATACATTGTTTTTCCCAGTCTCGAAGTACTAATGGTATGCCCTGAATCAAAATAACACCACTATTATACCATGCACCCATTTCTGGTCTTCTTTTACTCCATGGTCTGTCTTCTATCATACCAAGTTTATCTGATTCAGCATAATTAAATATATCCGAGATATCTTCTAACACTTGACAGTCTGTATCTAACCAACAAACTTTGCTATAACCTAGTTCAGCGACTTTGATAAGACTAGAAGGTTTTTTAAACCAACCTTCTGCTTTGTTTTGTGACATGTCGATGTAAGTAAAATCACCATCAGGGTAATTCATCATGCCAAAGTCAGCAATAACTAATTCTGTAGTATTAAATTTTTTAAAGTTTTTAATAAACCAGGGTAATTGCCATTCTGTATTGTGGTCACACCCTGTTACAAAAACATTAGACATCGGACACTTCGTAGTTTTCGTTGTAATTGTGTTTAGCAAGACAACCATTAACGTTCTGAATAGTTGTAAAGTTATCTCTTGCTTCTGCAGGCCATGGATAGTATTCTTGAAGAAAGTTAAATCTATCTAGATGTAAGAACGTGTCAGTTGGTCCAGCATCTATCTTTGCTTGGTCAATCAGTAATTTTGCACCTGCGGGTTTGATACCATATGCATGTGCGCCAGGAAAATATCTTTTACTAGTTAACGGATTTAGACCTAATGTTTGTGGTATATTAAAGTTACCATAACTAGGTTTACCAAAACTACAGATAAAAGTATATGGTACGTTTGGTATAGGTGCAGTTAATACTGCATCGTGTTCAAAGATAAGTATCTCTTCATCTAACTCTACACACTTCTGCCACAAAGAGTAATGCGAACAAAATGCAGATATACAATTTAAATTACGAGAGTATTGTTCTTCAAAACCTTCTCTTGGTATACCTTCTTGTTCTAAAAACGTTAGTGGTTCGTCTCTCGGTGTGATTGCTTCGAATCTTTTTATGTCTAAGTCATACTTATAACCAGATTCGATGCATCTCCAAGAAGTCTCTAGACTGCCTTGGTGATTCATTATAGTGATAACAAATGCTTTCATATTATATTTCATTGAGTTGTTGTACTCTTTAGTCCTTGTTGTATGGTAGTGTAATAAGGATAAACAACTTGTAAAGATGGAAACAATTGTTTGCACATTATCGCATCATTTGGCCACATACCAATCTCTTTTGTTTTAATCAATAACTGTTCTGCAGTTTTTGGTGTCATAATGTATGCAGAATTACCTGCAAGACCCTGGGGATAGTCTTTTGATTCATCAACATAAGGCACGTCTTGTACGCCTTGTTGTTTTGATACTAAGTCGTGATACACCTGTGATTTACGAGTCATGCCCCTAGGGTCATTTAGACCAACAACTTCACCTCTCCATTTGTGACTTTTATCAATATCGTTTTCAATAAACTGTCGAGTAAAAAGTGCATCGTGTTCTAGTATAATAATCTTATCTCCTAAGTCAATACATTCTTGCCAAAGTCTCATATGTGATACCATGCAGGCAATTCTATTTTGTATATTACCAGTCTCATATGCACGAAGTCTTAGTCCAGTTGCTATGTCATACTTCTCACCGACTTGTGGATAACTATATTTTAACCACTGTGCATCTATACTCGTTATCTTTTTTAAATCTTGTTGGACAGTATCTGGTGTAGTCGCAGGAAAGATTAATGGGTCTATTTCAGACTTTGTTTGCTTGATAGAACCTATTACCTGTCTACTTGCTAACGTAGATTCGTGATTGTTCACCATTGTTATAATATAACCTTTTATCATACTTTCACTTCTATGTAGTCTTCTAATTTCTGTCCAACAAATATGTGGTCTCTCCATTTACCTGACCTTTGGTCACCTGAATGAAAAGTATCAATATAATCTTCAATAACTTTTATTTCGTATTTAGAATCTTCGACAATACCTTCAAATGCATCGTCCATAAATCTCCAATGGTCTTTTACATCGTGTCTAGGTCCTGCACTTGGTACTATGATAATAATGATGCCATTTGTTTTTAAAACACGACACATTTCATCAAACATCTTAAATGGATTTGCAACATGCTCTAAACATTGTCCTGAAACAACGACATCAAATGTTTCACTCTCTGCTGGTATGTAATATCTGTGTTCCATAAAATGAGTTACACTTGGTGCATCTACTATATCTGCAACATAATAGTCTTTAGTATATTTTGTCCATATTTCTTTGTAACTTCTTTCTAGTTTACCACCACCACCTACATCTAGAATGTCATTTTCTTTTTCTAAGTATGGTGCTAGTTTTTCAACCATCCATTCCATATTTTTTAGTGAACCAGGGTGCATTTTTTGTCTCCTTCTTTTATTTTTTGCCAAGTCTTTGCAGTTGCAGTACCTGTAATTTGTAGTGCAGGTCTTTTTTTCCATGAACCATTCCATGTTGCATGTGGTAAAGTTGACCACTCCCAAGTGACAACTTCTCCTGCTTTCCATTGTGTATGTATATGATTACCAAATTGAAATATCTGCCCTGGTTCCCAATCTTCAAGAAAAACTAGAAATCTTGTTTTGTCTCTAGCATATTTAAATTCTTTACTTTCAATTCTTTCTTTTCTTGGTTCACCTGGTAAATTATCGATATGAAACATTAACTGTTGATTTGGTTTTTGGTCATGAAACTTCCATGTTTGATTTTTAGTTTTATCTAATTCAAACCATTCTGCGACTTTTCTAAACTTAATAAATCTATCATCATCATTATAT